TCAGGCCTCGGGTTCGTGGCAAACCATTTCGATGTTGTGCCCGTCCGGATCAATGACGAAGGCCGCATAGTAGTTCGCGTGGTAGCGCGGGCGCAGACCCGGCGCGCCATTGTCTTTACCGCCCGCGGCCAGAGCCGCCCGATGGAAAGCCTCGACCTGCTGGCGATTCTCGGCCGTGAACGCCAGATGAAGATGCGCCGGCTTCTCCTCGGTCTGGTACAGGCACAGGGAGGCCTTGCCCTTTGGGCTGAGCTCGGCACCCTGCGCCGGCGTCGTCCCCTCTGCGATGACAGCGATACCGAGCGGTTCGAGTGCCTTGAGGTAGAACGCCTTGCTGGCTGCATAGTCGCTTACGCCGAATTTCACATGGTCAAACATGGTTTCTCCTGAAGTGTGTGGGCCTGGACGCGTCCGCCGAACCCGGAGCGGAACAGAGCGTCATGCGCCTCCTGGTCGGGGTCGTAGCAGCAGTCCTCGATCAGGCGCACATCGTAGTCCGCATCGCTGGCCCAGGTGACGCTGGAAAGAACGACGCCGGTGGTGCTTATTCCGGCCATGACAAGGGTGTTTACACCGCGCGTCCGAAGATCGGCGTCGAGCGACGTACCGTGAAAAACGCTGGCTCGCGGACATGCATAGAAAAGGTCACCCGGTTCGATCGCAAGCCCCGCAACGGGGCGGCCGGTGCGAAAATGTCCGGACGATGTATAAGGCGAAATCTGGCGGTTGCTTGCCGGTGGTGCGTGTTCATAGGCTTCACCCAGTGAAAAGTTGGGGAACAGCACCGGCCGGCCGGTGGCGCGCCAGCGCCTGATCAGAGTGTTGCAGCGATCCAGCAAGGGCGACGGCTGCTCCCCGAACAGGATTGCAAACACGTCGGCTTGATAGTGCATAATGACGAGGGCCGCTCTCTCGATATAGCGGCCCTGGAAATCGATCAACATTACGGTCCTCCAAAATGAAATCCGAATTCCGCATTCGAATCATCCCGTTTAGCCCGGCGAGTATGAGGTAAGGGTGGGGAAGGTAAAGAAATCCGTGGGACGTTCAGTGCCGAAAACGCCCACGCCGTGCATTTGTGTGCAGTTTGTTCTTTTTCTTCCAAATCGGCTATTGCCAAAAAAACCCCAGTATTCTAGGGGTTCGGCACCGGCGGAGCGTAGCGCAGCCCGGTAGCGCACTTGACTGGGGGAAATGATGCCTCAGCCTATTTTCTGGTTTTCTTTCAATTCGTTAGCCTGATCAACCTTCGCCTGTGCGGCGTTTTGGGTGTGATTCATCGCATTGAGCAGATCACTTTGGGTCACGTGCGCATATTTCAGCGTCGTATTCATGTCAGAGTGACCAAGTAGATCCTTTACCAACCTCAGATTACCAGTTGCTCGCAGCAGGCGCGTGGCACAGGTATGCCGCAGATCGTGGAAGCTGAAATCCTCAATTTTGGCATTGATGACGGTTCGCTCAAACGTTGACTTGAGGCCTTCGCGCGAGATTGGCAGCAGATCGCCGCGAGGCGCATTGTCCGCGCGCTTGCTGGCATAGGTAAATACCTTGTCCTTTGCCATGGGAAGGGCGCGCAGCAGCGCATACACGGCATCGGAGACGGGAATAGTTCTTGTCTTTTCGCCCTTGCCGGTTACGCGCATCTGACGATTGGTCCAGTCAATCTGTCGCCACGTCAGGTCAAGACATTCCTGCATGCGGCATCCAGTTAACAGAGAGAATCTGACGATAGGGTGATAGTCGGCTCTCAGTTTGGCGAATAATCGCGTTTCCTCTTCGGGCATGAGTTCCCGAACTCGCTCCTGAGGTTCTTTCAGAAGCAATTTAGACCATTTGATCTTATTGACTTCCTGCCCCCAGGTATCGGCTGCACGGGCCAAAAGAGCCCGCATGGGCTGTGTTACGGATCGATTGACCGTTGACGGCTGTACATCCTTTTCAGCGCGGCGCTTGCTGATCAGTTTTGCAATATCTGCATCAGTGATGGATGAAATGAGTGTGTTCTTGCCAACTTGCCTGTCTAGCCATGCGAACACCGTAATTGTCGTATCGCTATTCACATGGAATTGGCCGACTTCATCCCAATATCGGCCAGTCGCTTGACCCATGGTCATAGGCTGGCCTGACTGGATTGTCAGGCTTTTGATGCGCCGCTTTTCCGATTCCTCGAATTGCTCAGCTTCTCGCTTCGTCGTTTTGCCAGTATTTCCTGTATATCGGTTACCTTTGACACGGAAATCGTAGCTGTAGAACGGTGCGTTACGGCGCTTGAAGATCGGCATTGCGTTTGCTTCCTTTGGGCCTTGAAGGCCTCCAGATCAGAAGGATCGTATCGCCGCACTGTTTTATTGCCACGTCCGATATTGATGTACGGCAAGTCTCCGTCCGCCATGAGGTGGAATAACTGACGGTTGGAGATGCCAAGTTCATTCGCGGCCTGCTCTGGTGTCAATAGAGGCATTAGATACTCTCCCCGTTGTTCTGCATATCCACCGCCTGTCGCTTCCTCCGCATCTCGGTATGTCCATAGCGGTCGGTATGGGCGGTGTAGCCGTGCTCACGAAGCCATTTGATGATTGCTGCGAAAGCCTTGTCGTATGGCTTGTTCATCTCCGCTCCTCCTCTACAAGAGGGCTAGCTGCGAGGGCCGCTTTGAGCATTCTGGCAGTATCCGGCCATTCTGACTGTGCGGCTGCCACCATCGCTTCACTCGGCTCACTCAGGGCTTCGAGGATGGTGGCTATGATCTTTTCTGCTCGCTCGATAGCTACTAACTGCCCACCGTAACCGAAGGTTCGTTTGAAACGATCTTGTTTGTCTGGTCCGCGAAATCCATACATTTCCGGTGTTGTCCCAAACGATGCTGGATCAATAATCCGCGCCACCTTCTCGACCAGTTCTTCATACGTTACCATTGCTGCCTCCATGCGCCTTGAGGTACGTGATTTCCCACGTCGGATGAAACTGTGAAGTGTAATTTTCTCCGTCGAGTTGAATGTTCAGCCGACCATTAGAGGCGCTTCGAATTGTTCCGAATATAGATTTGGACGGATCATTCCATCCACCGGTGTACTTTATGCGACCGCCGCGTTTCGCAGGGACAGAGTAGTACTTTCTTACCCATTCCATACTCATGACGCGATCCCTTCGAACTGCTGCGGATTTTCGAGGCGCTTTCGGGCAGTCTCAAAAATTACATGGTCTTTCTCAATCCCAATGAAATCACGACCAGTGTTCCAGCAAGCAACGCCCGTTGTTCCTGACCCCATCGCATTATCAAGAACAGTGTCGCCGGGGTTTGTGTAGGTTCTGATGAAATACTCAAACATATCGAGTGGCTTTTGAGTGGGGTGCAGCGCTGATTTCTGCTTGTCGCTGGGAAACCTCACCACACTGCGCGGATAGCGCTCGGTGGATGAGTATGGCAGCTCAGTGAACTTCTGCTTGCCATAGTTGGTTGTGGTATCACGCCGCTTCACGGCAGTTTTTTTGACGTGACCCGTTGTCTTGATAGGATTGTATGTCGGCAACTTTCTATAGAAGACGAGCACATTCTCATGTGCCTTCATCGGCATTTTCTTCGCATTCATATGACCGGTTGGGTGAGACTTTTTCCAAATCCATTCGTACCGGAGCATGTTCAGATTTGACGCGCCAAGCACCTTATCGAATGGGGTCTGCGCAGTCAGAACAATAGCGCCTTTGCAGATACGCTTATATTCAGCCCACAGTGGCTCAAGAGGTATGATGCTATCCCACGAATTGCGAGTTGTGCCGTATGGCAGGTCGCACAAGATCATATCCACGCTTGCTGCAGGCAGGTTCTTCAATAGGTCAAGACAATCACCGTGCCATAGCTTCACCATGTCACCGGCCCTCCAGAAGCGCGAGGGGAGCGGGCGGCAATGGCATCCAGTGCTTGCCTGTATTCAATCGATAAAGAGCAGAACGGTAATTGACCCCGGCAATCTCACAGGCCTGTGACAAAGGCATAGATACGCCCTCAAGCTCAACTATTCTGTGTGATCGCTTATTGCGAGATTGGGTTTTTGGATCAGCCCAACGGCAATTATTCGGCTCGTAGTCGCCATTCACATCAATGCGATCTATAGACCAGGACTTCCGTGGTTTTTCTCCCATGTCACGAAAGAATGCGTCGAAGCTTTCCAACCAATCGTGGCATACTTTTATGCCTCTATAGCCATAATCCTTGAACTTTAAGTTCCTCGGGTTGGTACACCTATCCCGGATTTTTATCCACGTATTGTATTCAGATGATCTGGACTGACCATGCGTGGTGTGGAGGGCGATAACTGATCTCGACACAGCTTCTTTTTGGAGGCATCCGCAGCTCCTAGTGTCTCCGCTACGCAAAGAGCGAGGATCAACAATGGTTATTTTCCCGCAATCGCAAACGCACTTAACTGTTCTGCGTCCGTTGGGGGATTTATCGCCATCGTCTAAGACAAGAAGGCGCTCAAATCTCATGCCTATGACATCAATCTTGGCTGGCATTGTCATCTCCAGTCTTCACTGTGCTGATCGGATGCCACTCGCGTATCGCCTGCTCGCGTACTTCGATAGGTTGGGCGTAGAGGGGAATGTCAAATTCAATACGGTTCTTTGGCAGCGCACTATTGTATTGCGCGGCAGAGATAAGCTGATTTTTGCGAAACTCACTGCTAGACGCATAAGCAACGATCTTAGAAGCAGCAATTCGACGCTTGCCTTTTTCTACTGCCGCATTGAACATGTCGACGTCATTTTGATCCACTTCTGTGACTGGACTTTCATCTGATAGAATGAAGTCGATCATTCGATCCACTTTGTCCGGCTCCTGTAAGCAAGGAACGGAGAGGGCTGCTCCATATGCATCATACTGCGCCTGTCGAAATGGGGAAAGGTCAGAGGGGCGACCTACGGCGGAGAGGGCGGCAAAATCTTCTGAGTGAATGCGCTCGTAGGCTTCGTCTTTGAAACAGAACCACGTTGAATGTGGCTGACCCTTTTCAAGAGCGATTTTTTCGGCAGCAGTTTTTATACGTTCTGATAAGTCAGTCATGATCGAGCCACTCCACTATGAGGATAGCCGCCGCAGGAAACAGTAGTGACAAAATTATGATGCCAATAAACTCACCCATGGTTCTCGCCCCCGTTCTCAGGAGAGAGCGCGGCGCGAGGGGTTGTGGCGCACTTTTCACAATACCAGTTATCGTTGATCGCCTGTTTCCATCCGCATTTGCGCAGAGTGCGCACTGCTTCCGCCCGACGATAGCCAATCCCGAGAAATGGCAATTCACATTGTGTGCAATGGACTTCGTAACTTGCGATTAGCTTACCCATCTATGCGCCCTCGCTTTTGAGAGCAGGCATGCCCAATTCCGAAAGCCATTCCTCGCGCTGATCGTGCCGCGTGGCAGGTAATTGCAGAAATGCCAACCGGTCTTTCAACCAGTCGTTCTGCTCCCGCAACCCCTCTTTCTCCCTCTGGCACTTAGCAAGCTCCCCAACCTGCAAGTCCGAAATCTCTTTCCAATCGTCACGCGACTTCTGCATCTCAGCAAAGGAGGCTTCGGCTTGCTCGGCGCGCTCTCTATAGATTTTTCTGTCCGCGCGGGCAGCCTGTATCAAATGGCTTTTTTGTTCCAGATACGCCTCAAGTGCTGCTACGGTTGCTTGGTGGTCGGTGAATAGGACATAGTCCCCCGATACGTGTGGCGTCATACTTGCAGCTTCTCCGCACCAAACGGAACCGCCGTCAAATTCATAACGCTGTATTGCCACCGGCTGCACGTCCGCCTGTACCATCTCTACGGGGTGGGGGTGTGCTGAAACAGCGGCGTCTAGATTTTTTCCGTACCAAGCCCACATAGCTAGAGTGGCGACCTCATCCCGCAAGGCGGTTGGTGGTGCGCACCCATACTTTTCGAACAGGTTTTTTATTTGAAGCCAAGTCGGTTCAGTTTCAGATTTCCGCAAAGGCTCCAATGTCGGCTTGAGGGCAGTATCAGTCATCTTGGCGACCCTCCGCTTTGGCGATGGCACGTTCGCGATCATCATCAGATAGTTCATGACCAGCGCTAACCCACGCCTTGTTCCACCCTTGCTGATACAACCATGGTTTTTCTCGTCTCTCAGCTTCCCAATATGTTGAATCACATTTATCGTGATATTTTGAGAGCGGGTTGTTTGCGGCGTATGCAGACAGCCAAACCTTACTTCCTATTTCATCAACCAGTTCCAGATCCGTCATCGCTTTGAGTTTTTCAGCGTATTCAGTCATGGTCGGCTTCTCGATGCCAAGGTCTGTAAATACGCAGCCGCTGCTTGGCGTAATTTTGGTTGTCATGACGCGCTCCTGAGACGATTGTTTCGCGCAAGACCACTATTGATCCTGGCCACGCAAAATGGTTCAGCCTGGTCACCGAGGCTCGACCAAGCCCCATAGAGCGTCAGGGCAAGCTCATGCGGGTCTATCCGTTGCTTGGCCCACCAATCGGCCTCATTGCCACTGTGCTGGTCTCTGTGGGCTTCTGGGGATAGAGGGAGGCACCACAGATCATGTGCCTTATGCCCTTTGCCGCGCCCGTAGTGCATGTAATGCGGGTTCGCGAATGAGATATGGGCAGCTTGGACGCCATATTTCCCTGAAACCACACATGGAAGTTTATGCAGGAAGGCGAGATAGCTGACCTTCTTTGTCGGTTTGACTTTCGGAGTCTGGTCCGAAAATGAGTGAGCGATGCGAAACCCAGCCATCATTCACCGCCAATCAATCGGGAATCCCGATCTGTGTCAGGTGAAATGCCGTTTTGTGTCAGGTGGTGGAGGTGATAGGTCATCACGCGACCCCCTTCCAAAGCGCTCTAATACCCGTCGCGAGCCAAAACACAGAGAAAACCCAATAAATCCAAAGCGCACCCTCGTTGAATAAATACTGGTGTCCGCCCCCATTCGCCCAATTGGCCGATTGAAGTGCCTGTGCGACGCAGGCTACGCAAACTGTGATCCTCATCGGTTTACCTCCCACATTTCACGGGCAAGAACATTCTCAAGTTCCTGGGCGAGTACTGCTCGATAAAGATCATCGTGCTTTGCTTCGCGGGCTATGTTTTCCAATTCGCGCCGGCCGCGGGCATGCGGTGGCAAAGATTGGATACGAAGGCGGATAGTGTCGGCGTTGATGTTCATATCGCACCTACCAAGCCATTGAGATACTTGAGGGCAAACTCTGACGTGAGTTCCTTCTTGATCACCTTGTCGGTCGTTTCAAAGCAGATGCGGACAAACTCAAGGCCTTCCGGCAGTTCGTCTTTCCAGACGTTCTTGGTACGCTCCAGCACTCCTCGACGCTCACCCGCAGGCAGATCACTGTTGGCGATCTGAAGGAGCTTGTCCTTGCATTCGCGCTTGAGTTCACGGATGACGGACGGATTTCTGCCGGTTGTCTGCTCGGTGAAATCGTCAATTTCGGAGTCCAGTGAAGACGACGGGGAGGCGACATCATCCCCACTGGACTCAAGTGCCGATTCATCATCGGTTAAATGGGCGGAAGCGACACGCTCATTGGGGGCGATGGCGTCAATGTCGCTTCCTGCATCAGCTTTCGTGGGGAGATCGTCGGCTGATGTTTCTGAATTCTGTTCTGGAACGCCACCAGTGAGCGTTCCGGTCTCGCGGGCTACATTGGCGGCATTAAAGCCTTCCTGCTCTCCATGGGCTTCTTTGGCGGCAGCAAGGCGCGCCTGCAGTGTCGTGCGTGGCGTTACATCCTTTGCGTTGTCTGCACCTTGGAACTGTTCGGCTTCGTCACGGTCGTACACGCCGAGAAGAACTTCGGGGCAATGACGACGAGCCCACGACCGAGCGGAGAAATAGCCAAGCTGCTGCTGTGGATCTGACTTCCACAATGGCGAGTTCTTGGTAGTGATGCTGCCAATGGATGGAGACGTGTAAACGCACTCCTCACCATCAAGCGTTCCGGTAACGGTGCATGTCATTGCGGCTCCAGTGCCTTCAAAAACATACTTCAAGCGCCCCTTAATGCCGGATCGGGTATTGACTACGGCGGCGATAAGCTGGGCCTCATAAGCGATAGCGCCATTCACGGCATAGGACTTCGAGGCCACAGCAAATGGCGACATCTGCCACTCAAGGGCTTGCATTGCCACAGCCATGCATGCGCCTGCGTTCCCGCGTAGATGCTTTGGTAGGGCAATATCGGCCTTGCACATGACTTCTGCGAAGCGAACGACTTCACCCAGGTTCTGCGGTGCAATTGACGTACCATTCGCGCCAGTCGATACCGATACGCTGTTAATTGATGTTTCACGCGGTGCGATCTGGTTCATGATTGATTTCCTTTGGTCGGAAGACTTGAGCGCAGATCGGACAGCCAGCGGTTGCGTTCTTGGGTGCGCCATATTTCTTCACCACGCGCCCTTTCATGATAGGCGACATCGTGATGTGCTTGCTTCAACCTATCTTCCCTCCACTCAGCACCGGTTAGCTTTACTGGGGATTTGGAGGGGTAGTCTCGCTCGATTGAGATGTTCAATTGCTCAACCATGAACTCCTTGATGCCCTCTGCATCAGTGTGCCACGAAGAGACTGCATCTAGCATCGAGCGGTATCGAGAGTTGCGCAATTCGCGTTCCGCCCTGTACTTGGCGTCACTTGCCATCGTAGATTTGTACTCTTCAACTGCGCGACTTTCGCATTCCGCTTCTGAAAGTTTGGGCAACGTTTCGAGCACTGCCTTTGCCTCTTCGAGCTTATCGTCGTGATATTTTGTCTGGGGTTCAAAGCGCTCCGGAATCGGCGCATCCCAAGGTTCATCGCGCATCATTATGCAAGCACCCATGCCGCGCGCGCAGATCAAGGCAAATTCCCGCAGTGTAGTGATTTTGCCGTCACCAACAACGGCTGTGTATCCAGTGGGCATTATGCTGCCTCCTGCTCGGCGATCTGCGCCTGTCGGTTAAGGAAATTGTCGATGTTGTCGGCAGCCCATGGCTTCATTGAGATTGGACGTTCGCCGCGATTGAATGGTTCACGGCCGGGCCAATATCCTGCATCAAGGCATTCACGGATTTTCCGCAACGCCCATCGCACACATGCTTCACCACGATCCATCGTGAACGTGTCAATCTCAACGTGTGCGGTATCTGGCACGTCATCGTTGAGCACATAGAGCAGGGCGAAGGTTTCGAAGGGGATGCCAAGACCGCGGCAAACCATACGATTCATTGCAGCTTGAAGGTAATAGCCGCAGTCGAATATCTGGCGCTGCAGAAAATCCTCATCCATGCTGGACGTGGATTTCAGATCACAAAACACACCGTCTGCCGCTGGAATGACATCAGGACGCGAACGAAGCCAGATGCCTGTCTCTGGGTCGCGATAGAGCATCGAGCGCTCTGCACGGCCATTCAGGATGCCTTGCTGCACCTCTGGATAGTCGGCGGCATCTTCTGCCATACGATTGATGGTCTTGAGCTGGTCATCGGTGAGGACGGTTAGGCCCTTGCTCGCGGCATCTGCCAGCCACTGCTTGCACTTGTTGGAATTGCCAGACCAAGGCTTTTCAACGCCTTTTTCATCGACATAGGTTTCAGGCCGGATCGCATAGTGATCGCGAAATGTGCCTTCACCCAGCAGCAGGAAATGCACTGCTTTGCCGAACTCAAGGGCAGGACTGGTCTTCGGAACCACGTGACCGGGATTCCATTTCCACCGGCCCCAGAAAGCCTTCGGGCTTCCACCATGAACCGGCAGGATGTGCTTCAAGGCGGACTTGGAGACAGACGGGCCATTCAGCAGATGAACATTTCCGTGGTAGTCATCCATTGGAATATTGGCATAAACACCGTTTTCCTTGATGGTCTTGCCATCCCAAGAGATTTCGCCGGCCAACCCACCGATGATCTTATCGGTAATCGCTCCAAGAGACTGCATGGCGCCGGGTTCAATGCGATCCATTTTCATTTCATCCGCTCCTCAGTGGTGTCAGCGATTTCGTTGAGAAGTTCCCGCGCAGCTTCCCTGCCGTAGATCAGGCAAAGGTCGCGGTAGTTCTGGCGAAGGTGATATTCGTGGAAACCCGATGGTCTGGACTGTGCATATCGCTTCATCCGGTCTTGCATTTCGGGTGGTGTATATTGGGATGGAGAAGTCATGCGTCACCTGCATGCTGCAGCACATACTGGATGTCAGACGACAATTGCTGGCCAGATGCTTCGGAGAACAGACGTGAATAGTTCCATTCCGTGTCGCGAAACACGCGTCCGTCAATGTCATCATTGAAACAAGACAGAATGTCCGTCTGTATGGCCGCATCTTCAGGAGTGACAACTGTGAAGCGGTCGATAGCGGAAGAGACGCGATAGTATCCATCGGACCAATCTCCTCGCGTTTGCTGCATGGCAACAGCGAGATCCAACCTCTGATCCTTGGCGCGTAACGCTTCTAGAACATCATGCCACTCAACCGTTTCTGGAAGTGCGTATCGCAAGATCAATTCCGCGAGTTTGATGTTCTCCCGTCGCGCCTTGAGCTTGTTTTCAATCTCTCGCGCTTCAGCAAGAACGCGAGCTTCCTCGACACGATCAGCGTCCTGTGCATATTCGGTGTAGGTTCTTTTCAGTCGTTCATAGGTGAAAGTGGCCGCTTCAAACCCATCGTTGATTTTGACGGTCCGGTTGAGATCGCCGAGATAACCTGCATCATGCCGAATGAGCTTCGGCATTCGCGCGCGGCTTTTGAAGTCCCGTTCGCTGTAGCTGTCGGGAATTCCGACCTGCTTCATGATATCGGTGATAGCCTCACGAATGACCTTGTTGGTCTCAATCTTTAGCAGATTGCGCTCATGAGCTTCGACGTCCTTTGCGCGTGCTGCCTCCAGTTCGGATTGCGCTTTCGACGCAATTTCCTTGTTAGTAGGCTTGCGATAGTAGGAGCGAATATGGCTTTCATAACTCTGAGGACTGGCCATACATTTACCGACAAACCCACAGAGTTCGAGTTCTTCAGCCTTGTTGAAAACTGTCATGCGACCCTCCCGATAATTCCAATGATCAGGATCGAAAGCATCACCACGCCGAAGACAGCGAGCGCCCACATTGAGCGGTGAACGCGGTTGGTCTGGATGATGCGGATCAGGTCTGGTTCCTGTAGGAAAATCATGACGCACCGCCATTTTCTGGTGCCATCGCAACAATCCTGCGGGCAACCTCAATCGCTTCAGCCTGGGTACGGCTTACCGTTGCTCTGCCGCGGTGAAACACTTCCAGCAGATCATCTTCGCCATCCGAAATGATAACGCTGCTTGCCAGATCAGTTTCGTTTACGAGAACTTCCCATGTCTTGGCGGTCATGATGCACCACCCTTCTCGCGTTCCGCGATCATGGCGTCGGCAAACTCGTATCGAAGGGCCGATACTATTTCGGCTCTGGATCGAATTTTCGGCTTGTAACTGTCGTTGTGGGGATTGCGCGAACGATCAAGCTTCTCATGAAGCTCTACCTGAGAGATATCCGGCTGCGGGGCATGGATCGCCGCATAGTCGCGTAGGGACATTCCTTCATTGATGTGGATTGTCTGATCGAGTCCGTCACTGGTTTCGTAAGCGAATGGAAACGCCGGACCACCTGTATTGATCTTGCTCATAGCCCACGCCTCCGCTTGATAATCAGCAGCTGTGCAGCCCGAACAATGCAGGCGAGCATGAAGAGAACTGCCGCGAGAAGGATGGTGATCATGACGACATCCTTTCGGCCTGATGCGATGCGATCAGTCGGTTTTCGCGGTTGTGCTTGATCCGGTTCCGTTCCGAACGGCTCCAGTCGTCAACAACTTCCTCAACCTGCTCATCGGTGAGCATCGCGAGGCCGTAGCGATCAAATAGGGTTTCAACGGCTTCACGCTCGGCCCGATAGCCAAAACTATTGATGAAGCGTTCCATGCGTTCACGAGTGGCTTTAGTCATGATGCCACCGCCAATTCTTCCGCTTCGGATGCATCAACCCGTTCCACGAGATTGAGCCACCACGTCGCGTAGTTCCCATCTCCGAATGACACCCATGCATGGTCATCTGCGATAGCAAGGACCGTCGCACCAGATGGGCCACTTCCATCCTTGAGGCGCAGTGTGTCACCAAGGACAATAACCGGATGAACCATGGTCATATCCTTGATGACGGCGTAAAACTCGTCATAGAGGACCTTGACCTTTTGTTTACCTTCGTGGCCAAAGTCGGAAGCGATAATAGCTTCAATGAGAACCCTGTCGCCCTTTCGGAATTTTTCCATAATTACATTGCTCCCATTGCGATAAAGATGACTGCTGAGAGGAACACGGCGAGGGCCATGCCCTCAGCCAGTGCGTCGAGAAAATCGCGCATTATGCTGCCTCCTGCCTGCCTACGGCCTTGCACAGCGCATCGTGATGCTGCTTGAGCATGGCCATCTGGTTTTGATTGAATGACCAGTGTCCGCGCTTGGCGTGTTCGCGGATGAGAAGCTTATCCAGCGTCCGAATGGCCGAGTGGATTTCCGTCTCTTCATCGATGTGAAGAATGTCGGTCAGAACGAACAATGTATGACCGCCGCGTTCCATCCGGTCACAGACCTGACGAAGGGTTTCAGACTTCACCGCCGCATTGACGGCCTTGAAAACGAGATTGGAAAGGTGCGCGTTCATGCTGCACCGCCAGTCGCGACGACGTAGTGCGTGATACGGCCAACAAAACCGTTTGGGCAGGTGTGCCCATCAATTGACCAAGTATCGGCAGGTATTGAACCCGCAACAAGATCAAAAGATGGATAACGGTCAACGTTCGTCAAAACATGGACGATGGCTTCTGCCGGAACAGGAAGTCCATCCGATGTATGCTTAATCCAGTTAAAATCTGTGTTCATGTCATTTGCCCCATGTGTTGAGCAGATCAGGCTGGGCCGTCTTCGTACTCGTTGGTATGGGGAACATTTATACCTAGTTGGTATTGTCGTCAATACCTGTTTGGTATAAATGTGAGCGATGTTTAAAAGACCCGATCTAATAGCTTCCCGATTTAAAGACCTTGAAGAGCGCTTTCCGCCAGTTGATGCGGGGCTATTTCTTGCTGATCAGCGTGCGTGGGTGAGGAGGGTGACGACTATGACCGATCTCACCCATCACGAACGCGTGGCCGCAATTTTCATTGGAATGGTGTGTTCGCCAGACCGGCCATACTGTGTTGCCGGCATGTCATACATCGAAAAGCAGACAGGTTGTGATCGAACCGTTGTTTTTCGGGCGACAAGAAAATTAAAAGCCGCGCAATTGTTGGAAATTGAGAGTAAGGCGCGAGCGGGTAACATTTACATTTTTAAGTGGCCGTATAGCTAATGGTTGCTGCACAGCAACTAATTATTGGTTGCTGCACAGCAACACAGATATAAACCTACAATCTGATTAATACCTATATTCTCTTTCATAGGGTAAAGAGGCTTCAGAATATGGCTCTGTCAAAGAGCTATTCTCTAGAAACGGCATACCGGACGCGTCCAACTATGCGGATTGTATCACCATCATCGCCATTCAAAGCGATTGGTTCTTGAAACCTCGGGTCTGTCGATTCCGGCAGGAGCCATGGTTTCCTTTGATCATCAAACCATAAAATCTTTACGGTTGCCTCTTTCAAGCCGTCTGACCGTTCGCGCTCAACAATGTAGCGTTTCCCAGGTATCAGATCCTCATGCGTTTCGATGATGTGAGTAAAAACTAATACAGTTCCTTCAGGGTATCGCCTGTTCATCGAGGGGCCGCGTGTTTCCGCAGCATATAGTGGATATCCGTTTAGTGAAGTATCATGCGGTATAGGTACATCGTATTGATCTTCTTCTGACAACTCCCAAGTCTCCTCCCATTCGCCCGCTTGCACATATCCTAGAACTTTAACCATGCGGGCTGGGACAGAAGTATCATCCTCATCAGTAAACAATATTTGCGCAGCTGGGATACCAAACTCAGATTCTATTTTAAGAGCCCACTTTTTTGACATGGGCCGTTTCCCGCGTTCAAGCCGTTGATACTGCGGTTGCGACGTGCCTAAACGCTTAGCCATTTCGGCTTGTGTGAGTTTGAGCTGGTCTCGAATTTCCTTGAGATTCTTCATGCTCAATCGCTAAGGCCAATAAAAAATGCTGTCAAAAACCAAAATGGTATAAAAACCTGTTTACAATGATATACCCAGTTGGTATAAAGCATCATGACCCTAGCACAATACCTAGATGAAAAATCACTGACGGAGACTGCTTTCGCCGAACTGATCGGCGTCAAGCAGGCAACCATCAATCGATACATCAATAAAAAGCGCTTCCCGTCGCCAGATGTAATTCGAAAGGTTGAAGCCGCTACGAAAGGTAAAGTGAGGGTTTCAGACTGGTTCTTAATCGATGAGGCTGCGGCATGAGCAGACATCTCAATTTGGGATACACGGACTGGGATGCGTTTGATCGGTCGATAGCTGATGCACAGCAGAAAAAGACAATAGCTGTTGTCATTGAGGAGTCTGACAATTTCCTCCACACCATATTCGAATCTGGAAGCGAGCCTAAATGGGCCCATCCAAGTCAACGTGAATCCCTCCTCAAACTTCGATGTGCTCTCATCCCACTAGGTGAAAGCATCGGTGTGTTGAACGCCGAGGGTGTTCGGTTGATGGACGAGGTTATGGCTGCAGACAAGGCGAGGAAAGCGAAATGAGCATTCATTCCTTTCCACGTTGCGCAGGCTATCTGAAAGGAATGCGCGTCAAACTCAATGATCCGGCAATGACCGACTATTGGTTCGCCGTGATCGTCGCTGATGCTGCATTTGATGATGATGAGCTGGTGAAAGCGGGAACGGTGAATTTTGATACGATGAGAGGTGAGGAAATCCTTGCCGGCCTCGAAACATTGTTCCCAAATCGCAAGCGCCAGACCAAAAATAAACACCAAGGCGCTTGGTTTGATAGCCTCAAGGCCTGTCTCGGTGTGAGGGGCGTAAAGGTATCCAGCCTCAAGACAGATGACGAGTATTGGGAAGTTGCAATGCTTCTCTGGCCTTCCGTCATCAAGCGCAATGAAACCGGTCATATCGGCGGAATCCTTTCACAAATCCAAAGCATGTCAAAGAAGCAGCGGTCGGCATTGGCTCGCCGTGATGCCATTCCTGAAAAATGGAGAGCAAAGGCGTGATCAACCCCCAAGATTTCCAATCGGACGACGGCGAAATCGCTGAAGTGACAGGATATGCCCGACTTGCGAACGCCACATGCGTTGAAATGCCGTCGTCCGGCCAATTCCCCTGGAATTATGACATGGATGCTGCGCCTCGCGGAGAATACGTCACCACGACGTACACGAATGGCAAAGGCAAGAAGGTAGAGAAAACCGTCTATCAGCATCAGAAGGTCATCCTTGCCAGCCCTTGCGGTGTTGTGACGGTGGGACGCTGGCTGCCCAATGAAGAGCGTTGGGAAATGTTCACGAAAGCCGTCCCGCCGATTGCGTGGATGCCTTGGCCGACTTCACCGGTTCTGAAAGAGCAGGTGGCGGCATGAATTGGCTCGATATAGAAACGGCGCCAGAAGGCATTGTCGTTAAAACAAAAATCCACGATGAGAACGGGTCCCGCAACGAGCAGAACCTTAAACGCAGTGGCAACCTGTGGTTCATTCCTGACGGCAGTATGTATGTCTATTACCGCCCAACTCATTGGGCGCCGGCATGACAATCCTAGCAATCAGCCTTTATTCACTCGGCCCCATTGGTGCTTGCGCTTCCGTACAGAGGGATGCGCCCACGGGCTTGCGTGAATGGGTCTTCATACTCGCTTGGCCTGCCACGGTGGTTGGCGCCACCGTTCTTGGCTTGGCGAACTTTCTGCGGGGGAGATTGCTCCCATGAGAACAAAGACAATTGCACACCCGTTTGAGTTTTCCAGGCCTTACGCGTGCGCTTTTTCACCATCAGTTCCTTCCACAAATCGCGGTCAAATCCGCGTCTTCGATAGGTCTCAATCTATCGAGGAAAAGAAAAAATGTCCGACACAAGACGGGTCAAATCTGACCCAACACGGGGCGAATTAGTAATGCGTGCACTTGCTGACACTCAGGGGATGCCAGTTCCCCAGAAAGCAAACTACTGGCTCGAGACGATCACGAAGGCCCATCACAAGGGCCGACACGACACATGGACTGCAGCTCGGGATCGCGCAGCCAAGAAGGCAGGTGTTGAACTGCCGATGGCCGAACGCATCTGGAAGCGCTGGAAATCTATGAATGACGTTGGTGGCGAGACGGTCATCAAACTCATGCTGGCATACGAGGAAATGGTCCAGCGCAACAACGAGGCCGCTGACGGTTACATGGCCGAGCGGCACGAACTTAGGAAATCAAATGAGGCTCATCAGAAGTCTGCTTAATCGAGCATGGCAATGGCTGCTGCTCGGTTTGGAAAAGCGACGTCAACGAAGAAAGCATTGAGCATGTCAAAAATCATTCGCACACCATCCAAGGCCCACGGCGGGATTACGCCCGAAGAAAAGCTCCGCATGGATGAGCATTCCCAAAAATGGATTGGCATTGCCATGCGCACCGATCCGATTGAACCGGACAAAATCATTCCGGCGATCAAGGGCATTTATGCTGCAGCCAATCTGAAAGAACCGCGAGTCATTATCGTTCCATCACCAATGGTTATGGCTTTTGCTTATGGAGCGTCAGCAGCCATTTGGCATGTGAGGAAGAATGGTAAGGGTGCAGCAACCGATGCAGCAACCCGTGCAGCAACCTATGCAGCAACCGATGCAGCAACCGATGCAGCAACCGATGCAGCAACCGATGCAGCAACCGATGCAGCAACCTATGCAGCAACCCGTGCAGCAACCCGTGCAGCAACCCGTGCAGCAACCTATGCAGCAACCTATGCAGCAACCCGTGCAGCAACCGATGCAGCAACCGGTGCAGCAACCGGTGCAGCAACCCGTGCAGCAACCCGTGCAGCAACCGATGCAGCAACCGGTGCAGCAACCCGTGCAGCAACCGATGCAGCAACCGATGATGTAGAAAAACGTGAAGCGGTCGCTTGTCATGACTTGGCCGGACAGCTCGGCATTGAATGTTCAAAGCGTTGGTACGGTGCGTACCAAGGCGGCAATATGTGGGCCGGATACGATTGCTATCTCACATCGTGCCGCGACATCCTTGGTTTGGAATTAAGCAGCCACGAGGCCTATGCGCATTGGGAACAAGCAGCGATCCATGGCGGCTTCCGCGTGATGCATGAGGAATTCTGCCTTGTGTCAGATTTTCCTGAAGTTTTGCGCGTTGACGATCAGAACCGGCCACATTGTGAAACAGGACCATCCCACAGATGGCGCGACGGCTGGGCTTTGTATTTTTGGCATGGCGTCAAGGTTCCGTCGCATTGGATCGAGGATCGTAAGAATCTAGACCCGGTCGAAGTATTGAAGGCAGAGAATGTGGAACAACGTGCAGCGGGAATGCAGATTCTTGGCGCTCGCATGATCCCAGCACTCAAGCCTCGCATTATTGACGGCGACCCGACAAGCGACATGGGGGCTCTGGTAGAGGTGACACTCCCAGGATTCCCCGAGACGGGTCGATACCTTCAGGCAAAATGCCCGAGAAACGGGACGATATTCGAAGGCGTTCCAAAGGTTTCCGACATTGATGGCCTGCCAATTGAAACGGCCTTGGCTGCACAGGCTTGGCGCATCGGTGACCCGCAATCCGAATACATGCATCCAACCCGCAGAACTTAATCCTTGAAAGGAAATTGAAATGAAACAGGTAATTGGCCAGCAGGGCGAAGTACGCATTATCAAGATCGATGCTCTTCCAGAAGCCATGCAGACAAAGAATGTAGACCGCATCGCAAAAGGTTTTGTGATCTCACACAGCGAAAGCGGCCATCATCACTGTGTCACAGGCGGCGATGTCATGGAGCGTATCGACAACGTTCCGGAGGGCATGCAGGTGTTTTTCGCAATCCTCGAAAACCCTGAAGAATTTGTGCAGGACGCTGCCAACCCGCACGGCGGCTACAATCTTGAACCCGGCATTTATGAGTTCCGCGTGAGCCGGGAGTTTGACCCATTTTCCGAACAGGCCCGGCGCGTCGCCGACTGACCCACCAATCGGCTGAATCGATCAATGGAAAGGAGAATTAGCATGGCCGAAGTCGGACATAATTCGGAGCTTACACCGGAACAGCGCAAAGCGCTTATGATGGACCATTACCGGAACATCGGTGAGGCGAAAGAAAAGCTTGAGGAAGCCCGCAAGGAATACAACAAGCGGCGGAAGCTGGCCAAGGCTGAGAAGATCAAGCTGGCAGATATCGATTTCATGTTCCGTTGTGCAGACATCGAAGATGGCCAGATAATCATTGATACTCTCAAACAGCAGGCCGAGATCGCATCCTGGTTTGCTCTTCCCGTTGATTTTCAGCCTGACATGTTCGGGAATTTCGAACGTGAGCCCGGAGAAGACCTTGCACGGCGTCAGGGTAAGGCCGCAGGCGCAACCGGTATTGGCTCCAACCCATATGACGAGCACAGTCCGATGGGACGTGCATGGGCTGAGGAATGGTCCAAAGAGCAGGAAATTGCTCGGGAATCTCTCAAGATCGTCATGGAGAAGCGAAATGCCGCGGCAGACAATGATGACGGCGATCCAGACTTTTCCGATGAGGAGGCTGCGTAAATGGCCCAACTCAGATACGGACAAGTTCTTGAGGCATCGCCGGCCTATCAGCGGGCAGTCGCCTTGCAGCGCGCAAAGGAGCGCGAACGCCGGTTGGACAATGAAGTTGTACAGCTTCCTACCTATCAGGAAGTGAAGAAAATTGTTGAGACCAAAATACAAGAAGAAGATGATAAGGAGGAGCGCGAACGCCTGAATACTTGGCTGCTTATGGCTGACTATCGCAGTTCGAATCCCAGTGTTGCAGCCATTCAGGAATATCATGCCCGTGAGAATGGACTTTCGGTAAAAGCACTCAAGGGTGACTGTCGTCTCAGGCACCTCGTTGAGGTGAAATATGACGCCATTCTGGAAACGCATATTCGGCGACCAGAACTCACCCTTCCGCAGATCGCTCGCGAATTCGATAAAGATCACACATCCATTTTGTCAGCTCTTCGCAAGCGCGGAGTTCGGTGTGTCCCGCGGCGTCGTTTTGATCCCGTAGAGGCTCAACGACTGCATCGAAACGGTATGACCACTGATCAGATCGCCAAGAAACTCGGCTTCGCTGTCGAGACCATTCGCAGGGCCACAAAACCCTCTCAGGCAATTGTGGAGGCGCTATGAACATGCACAATCCCTTCCAATGGACCGATGAAGCGGTAGCGCGCATGAAGACGATGGTGCTCGACGGTCAGTCCGGTTCAGTCATCGCTCGTGAGCTTGGCACAACCCGAAGCGCCGTTCTTGGCAAGATGTTCCGGCTGAACATGAAAACGACGTCCAAGACTTCGGCAGCGCTCGTCGGCAAAATCACCAAGCACACATTCAATTCAACAAATCTGGCTGTCAAGAAAGCCAATCGTGCGCTCGATCCATTGTTTGAAGCACCCAAGCCAGCAATCACGACCAAGGAATATGAGGCTGATTGCCTTCGTCTTCTAATCCACGAATGCGGTGTCAGACAGTGCCGATATGAGGTCGATAGTCCAGCGCAGGGCGGGGAATATCGCTTCTGCGGCAAAGAAACAGACGAAGGTCAATCCTGGTGCCCGCATCATCGCAAACTTGTCTTCCAACCGCGCACTGAAACGCTTCGGGCAAAAGCCAAGGCTGAGCATATTGCGAGGAGGGTGGCATGACCCCTCCAGACAATGACAACAACCAATCCGACACAGGCACTTATGTCTTCATGTACTCACTGATTGCGGTCGCAGTGCTTCTGCTGGCCTTCGTTCAGTGTCATGTCGAGCCCGCCGACGCACTTCCACGCGCCGTAAACCCTGTTCAGGTCGCGAGGTGCCGATAGATGTCAATCCTCGCGACAACCGCCGGCAATACACGGGATCTTCTCGCTAATCGCAAGAACGATTTGTATGAGACGCCGCCAGAGGCCGTACACGCCCTGATGCGTGTTGAAACACTCCCATTGCGTCTTTGGGAGCCTGCATGCGGACCGGGATCAATCGTTCGAGAACTTCGGTCAGCAGATTTCGACGTCCTTGCGACCGATCTGGTTGATTACGATAGCCCAGATCAGGATGCTTTTGGTGTGGATTTTCTTATTCCCGGCTTGGCTGAAAGCTATGCAACCGGACAGCAAGGTATCGTCACCAACCCCCCGTTTAAGAACGCATTGGAATTCGTAGAGCGCGCCCTTGATATGGTGCCTTACGTCGCGATGCTCATGCGTTTGAATTTTCTGGAAAGCGAGAAGCGCCGATCAATCATTGATAATGCTCCACTCGCCCGCGTTCACGTATTCCGCAATCGACTTCCGATGATGCATCGCGACGGCTGGGAAGGTAACAAAACCACCAGCACCATGGCTTTCGCTTGGTTTGTCTGGCAGCGCGGATATGTCGGCCCAACTGAACTTCATCGTTTGTCGTGGGAGGCTGCAGAATGAAGAACCTCGCCCGAAATCACCCGGATTCTCATCCACTCACAGAGCGCCAGCTTAAACTGCGCAATGGCCTGATCGACTTCCTGAAATCCAAACGGGGCGGCTGGTTTGCGCGTGATCGCATCATCTTCAAATGCGGGTTTGAGAGCATGAAGGTCGATCCGTTCGGTGCTGAATTTCACAATGCGATTATCCGCGCCAACATCAGTCTTGCCCGCAAGGGATTGAAGATTGTCCGGTCAGAAGATGGTGCGGAACTCTATTCGGTTCAGCCGGAGGGTTACGGGCGATGACTGTGATCCTCGGTTTAGATATCGCTTCCCGCACCGGCTGGGCCTACTACGATGACAAAGCTTCCCTGTCCGCCATTCGTGTCGGACACATCCAATGCGAGGGTGAGGAGTTCGAGGACAAGTCAGCTTTTCTCGGCAAGGCATTGGTCAAACTCATCAAGTCTGACCGTCCAGATTTCGTTCTCATTGAGCGGCCGATGCGCGCCCAGCCGATTGGCGGAAAGCGCACTGTGAAGTTCATGGGTGAGGAACAGACCGTCGAAGCCAAGGGCTCCGGCATCAATGCGGTTATATCCTCGAATCAGCTCGTCGGAGCAGCTTCGGCGATCATTGGGGCATACAACATCCCATTCGAGACAATCGCTTCTGTGAGTTGGCGCAAAGCCTTCCTTGGCTTCGGCACTCATAAGGGATGGGAGCGAAAGGACTGGAAGAAAGCAGCGCGTGATCGCTGCACCCAATTGAAAATCAAAGTGACCAACGACGATCAAGGTGAAGCGGTGGGAATCGCCTTTGCCGGGTCTGGGCTCGATGTCGTGAAGATGATGAAGATGAGGGCGGCATGAATGTGGCTCTTCGTTCCGACAGTCTCAACATTCTCTCCATCTGCACCGGTGGAGCTGGTCTCGATCTCGGCCTCGAACTGGCAGTTCAAGGCGCTCGAACTGTCTGCATGGTCGAGAGGGAAGCCTTCGCGGTCGCGCAATTGGTATCAGCTATGGAGGCGTGCCTCTTGGCTTCAGCGCCTATATGGAGCGATGCCAGAACATTTAACGGCCGCCAATGGCGTGGCGCAGTGGACGGCCTCATTGGCGGCATCCCGTGCCAGCCGCATAGTCTTGCCGGAAAACGGCTTGCCGAAGAAGACGAGCGCGATCTCTGGTCAACGGCACGTCGCATCATCGTCCAGTCTGGTGTCTGGTTCGTCCTCATTGAAAACGTTCGAGGAATGCTCTCATCGGGCGGCGCTGAGCGGGTCAGACGAGACCTTCACCGATTGGGCTTTGCGGTTGAGGGAGGATTGTTCACGGCGTCAGAAGTCGGCGCGTCTCATGAGAGAGAGCGCCTCTTCATCCTCGCAGTCTCAGACCGAAACGTTGGCCAGGCCAACGCCGACGGCCAATATGGTGACGGGGCCAGGATCGAACGGCAGGGACGGCGGAGACAACCTTCAAACGGCCGTACAGAAGTTTCATCCGTCGGCCTGGCCGACGCCAACAGCGAACGATTGGAAGGGGAGCGGCCCGACGATGGAACGATCGGACGGCAAGATGCGCGGGGATCGGCTGGATTACGCGACGGAGCAAGTTTGGTCGATCGACGATCAGCCCTCGACATCTACAGTGAATTCCAAGAGTTCGGATGTATGGAGTACACCTCGCGCGTCGGACGGGGAGAAGGGCGGTCCCAATCAGAGTTTCGGAGCGGGAGGGGTGCCTCTGCCAGCGCAAGCCTCCCAATGGTCAACTCCATCGGTAGCAGACACGACAGGCGGCAGGATGGCTCGGTCGGGAATGAGATCGGACGAACCATTGCTGAAGGGGCAGGCGTTTGCACTGTCAGATCAATGGGCGACACCTCGATCGAACGAAGTGGGACAGTGGCAGTACGCAAACCCGCAACAAACGAAGAAGACACTCACGTTAACGGGACAGGCCTTTTCCCACCCGGACCCAACGATCTTACAAGTTGGCGAAACGTCCTCGAAAGAGCGCCGGAGCTTGAACCCGCTTTTCGTCGAGTGGCTAATGGGCTGGCCTCAAGGTTGGACGTTGCTCGCGTGGACAGACTTCGCATGCTCGGCAACGGAGTTGTCCCGCTGGAATCAGCGTATGCGTTCCGCACTCTCTCAACTCGCCTCGCCACAAGAGGCTCCGCCGGCGCAGCTCGCCTTGTTCGGATGATGGGGGAATAGTATGAATTATCAGGCAGCTAACATCCGACCCGCACTACCCGACGCGATGGAAGCCGAACAGGCATTGCTTGGATCCATTCTGATCTCGAATGAAACATATTGGCGCGTTGCCGGTTTTCTCAAGCCCCAGCATTTCACCGAAGAGTTGCATCAAGCCATTTACGACACTGCTGGCAAGATGATTGCCGAGGGCAGGGCAGCCAATCCCGTTACCATGAAGGGTTACTTGCCAACCGATCTGATGATTGGTGACATGAGCGTAAATGAGTACATGGCCAGCTTGGCGGCGAATGCCGTGAATACTGTGGGTGTATATGATTTTGGACGCGCGATCATTGAAATCTGGTCACGCCGGATGCTGATCACCGCTGCGCATGACCTAGACGGCTTGGCGAGAAATATGCCAGTCGATATGACGCCCGAGAAGATAATATCGTCCACTGCGGATATTCTCACGAAGATCGCACAGGAAGGCAACGAGCGCGCCGGTTCACTCAAGTACGGGGTATTGCTCCCCAAAGCCATTGATCGCGTTGCTAAGGCTTCTCTGTCAACCACATCGCTCATTCCATGGTTTCTCCCGGAGATTACCCGTGTGGCAGGGGATATCAGGCGCGGCAATCACATCGGTGTCATGTCGGACTCGGGCGGCGGCAAAACCTCATTCGCTCTCCAACAATGCAGACATGCCGCATTGGCAGGGTTCCGGTCGGCATTTTTCTCTATCGAGATCACAGACGAGGAAGCGGCTCTTCAGGCCGCGGCTCAAGCCAGCCGGATCAGTCTCGATCGCCTTGACGCATTCAATCTGGATTCACGGGAGAAGGACCGCATCGAAGCTGAGATGATGAAATCTGTCGATATCCCGTTTGATATCGTTGGATTTGCTGATTGCTCACTATCCGACATCCGCATCAAAATGGAGGCGATGAAGAAATCAGTCGGGCTCGACGTGGTTGTCATCGACCATGCTAAAATGATCGCTCTACCCAATCCAAAAGATATTTTCGCCGAGCGCATCAATGCTCTTTATCGTGGGCTCAAGGGCATCGGGAAATCGCTCGATGTTGCGGTTGTTACCCTCATCCAAAGAAATGACGATTGGAAAGCGCGGTGGCGTACTGGTGGATCAATTCGCCCAATGATGGGTGACGCATACGGTGGTGGCAGCGTGAAGCAAAACCTTGACATCTGGGTTTCGCTCTATCGGCCGGAGCCACTCTACAAAGAGCTTATCCCAATCTGTCCGCCAGAACGAGCCCGCGATGGTGTGGAGACCAAGCGAGACAAGATGATCCGTGATTATGAAACATCACGCGGAAAAGCTTGGATCATCAACCACAAGCGCCGAAGAGGCGAGCCTGGTCAAAGTCAGCAGATCAACTTCGAGGCTGAATACACCTCATTCACATCCAGTACGGCCGACATGCCAGAATCCTTTGAAGGATTTTTCGAATGAACCGCTCAGATGCACGTGCGATTGACAAGGGTTTCGGCTGGATCGGTGAATACCGTCTGGTCTGGAAGGCTGAGTATTACGAGGTGAAGAAGGTTGGATCAGATGGCCGCAGGACCAGCTCGCCGGAAGTGTTTCCATCAAAAGCGGAAGCCGAATGTGCCGCTTGGCGGGCACTTTATGAGACGGAACAACCGGTAATGCTCCGGGCAGGTGAACGGGTATCCAGCCAACATCGCAATGCGGCGGAAGCGCTGTTTAAGCCCATCAATGTTTCGGCAGATCAAAACGAGGAGTTTGAAGTATGACCCGCATGACATTGCAGTGGCTTATATTCGTATGCCTCACTCTAACCGTCGTTGGCGTTGCGGCGCTGATGGGGTTTATCGTGGCGCTGTGGACCCAAGACGTGACCTATCTCGGACTGACCATCCTAGCGGCCTATTTATTGGCAACAGCAGCGGTTGGATATGAACTATATCGACCACGTTATGCATCTGGAAGTGCCTTTTGGTATCTCTGCGATGTCTTCGAAAGAGTTGGAATCGCCGGGACTTTTATCGGTCTGGTGCTGGCCTTTCAGGCATTGCGCGATATGGACGCCGCCGGTGAGTGGCGGCAGCACTTGCTTGAGGGTGTGAGCACCAAATTCCTTTGCTCCATTACAGGTATTTTCGCGGCTCTATTTCTGCGGACGCAGCTCAAGATTTTGGGAGTGCGGGAGCCATGAAGGCACTCCCAACGCCATTCTTTGACCTTGCCATGGGTGTTGTGTTCGCTCTCCTAGCAACCATCGTTGTTATGGAGGCTGGCAAGCCAAAGAAAGCCGAAGAGGTCGGTATCCCCACGAAGGCTGAATTCTCAATCCAGATGACATGGGATGACGGCAGCGCGGACGATATGGACTTGTATGTCCGTGGACCGACCGGTGAGATTGTTTTCTTCGGTAAGACCCGCAACGGCTATATGACCTATGATCAGGACAACATGGGCCGCAACAACACGGTCATACAGGCTGATGGCTCAACCATAGAATCCAAATCTCGGCAGGAAACCGTAACACTTCGGGCGATCGTTCCGGGTGAATACGTCGTCAATGCCCACCAGTACCGTAAGAATAGCGCGCCTGAATTTGTTGACCATGTGACCATCAGAGTCACCAAGCTCAATCCATTCTCCAATGTGACACAGGCTACAAAGGAATTCACCGAGCAGGGACAGGAACAGACTTTCGTCAACTTCACCATCACTCAGGATGGGCGTGTGGACTCTGTCTATGTGTCGCCGGTTCAACTCATAGGAGCCGCGAAATGATGCAGCTTACCATCACTAAAGTGGATCGTACCTTCCGGGGAAAGTACTACGAACGAGAAGTCCTGAGCCCTGATTTAGGGCCGTCCCTGATCTCGCTCTACGAGGAAGCCTACAAGGATGGGAACTGGAAGCCCAGAAAGCGCCGCGTCCATTGGTGGCAGGTGTGGCGACCGATAGAGCTTGAATGGATAGAGCGCCACTTCGATGGGAGGGAAGTTGAACCATGATTACCCTCACCATCCTCTCCGGTGTTCTCACGTCATCGCTCGCGCTGTGGCTATTGGTCCTGCGGGTCGATCCACGCTACCGCCTCTATCTGGCCGTGTTTATTCCGCTCGCATTTGCGTGGCCATTTGCAGTCTATCAGTATGGCGGATCACTGCTGGGCTACTCGATTGCCGCCCGCATCCCTGCAGATTTCAGACTGGTATTTGCCTATGCGGATGACAAGATTCACACGGTCTATGCGCTGATCGTTGAGCCTGGTGCGTCTGTGCCAAGGCTCTACGCCATCACCGATAATTACGAGCAGAACAAAAAACAGTTCGCTCAAGCGCAGGCCGCCAAGGGCCGGGGCATTCCCGTATCGGGAACACCGAAGAAGGGTGCAAAACCCGGTAAAGCCAAGGTTGCGGGCGTCGGTGACGATGGAGATTTCATTTTCTATCAACTGCCACCTACGGGTGTGCCAGATAAGGATGCAGGATGATGGACACTCTTCGCTGGCGCCTATTCAAGATCATCAGTGCAATTGGCTGGTGGGTATGTCCCGAGCCTCACAAATCAAATCTGCAAAGCCAACTCCCGCAATGGAAGGATATCCATAGTGAGTGAAAGATATCTTCATGTCCGGTGTGAATGCCACCACCCGTTGCATTTCATCGATTTCGATTTCTGGCCGGACGATAAATGGGGTGATGAGATCACCGCATCATTCGTTGGTGGTCAAAACCCTAGTTTTCTCACTCGGCTCAGCGTAGCCGTAAAATACGTGTTTGGCCGAGAGAGGCTTGTAGAAGCCGATATTATTCTCACGAAAGAGAAAGCCCTTGAGTTAGCCGCGTTCCTTCATAGGTCGGCAACCAATGGGGCGCGTACTGAATGAATACTGTGCGCGCTATTGAGATCTGTCAGGAATTCAACATCACGGTTGTGCCGGCGAATGTTGCTCCTAAAGGAGGGCAGACGCGCGCACCGAATACCATAGAACGCATCATAAGACGCCATGGAGAGGCAAGGGCGCGTTTTGTTCTTGGAACGCTGGCAGATACTGCAAACAACCGCGTGTGCCTTGATGAGACGGTTATGTGGGCAGTGAACGATCTGGTGACTGCTGCTGAGAAGAACTTTCCCGAGATCATCAACAACAACGTTGAGGCTTGGTACTCATTCTTTGATTCAATGCCTCTTGGTGTCTTGCAGTTCTGGTGTCTCGATTTGGAGGGTGTTGTGTCCAAGCGCCATGCCCTTGCCGGAATGATGTATGAGAGATTGAAACGGAAATTCGGACCACTTTCACAGCAACCTGACTTGTTAGATGATAGGCGAGGTTAAAATGACTGACGCAGAAATCGCAGAACTTTTCATTGTTGCGGCCGAGATCGAGCGGAAGATGCCACCGGCAGGTGAACGTCCCGCAAAACTGAGATCGCAATCACTGGCTTTTGTGCATGATCAGGCTGATATGAACAGTTGGCCTGCACCGCACCGCAAGGATGATCCGCTAAGCACAATGATCCGTCGCAAGCGCGAAGCTGGAGATCAATTGGAGATGGGGGATCAAGGGCGCCTCGACCAGGATAGCCGTGATTTCTGGGACGGTAAAACCGACAAGCTCAAGCCGCAGGACGTCACTCAATGGGAGCGTTGCATGGACCTGATCAAGATGGTTAAACGTGAGCGGGATCGCCGTTGTCTTTGGGCGTGGGCATCTTCAAAGGCCGGGGGCCGGTCATTTTCAAAGTGGTGTCGTGATGTCGAACATGTGCATCGGGTGTACGGAATAGACTGCAAAAAGCGCGCTTTGCTCGAAATTTCATTCGCTTTACGGTGTAAGCCATTGCAGCATAACGATAATGCCACTTTGGGCACCTTGCAACCTGACACTGAAATCGGGCATATTGCAGATACAATCGCGGATCATGACTACGAAGCAAAGCAGCCGACACACTGGATGGCTGAAGATGCAAAGCCTCTCGCTTTTGATGAAAAGCTGCAGGACTTCTCGTATTATGAGGGCCGCAAGGAACAGCGCCGTCAGCGTGAGGAAAAGCTCAGGCAATGTGCAGCGTAATACAGACAGCCACTGATGGCCTCGCGGAAACGATGTTGTTGATCACAAAAGCGGGGTCATTGGCTATTCAATACCAAGCGAAGCCCGATGGAACGCGAAGGCTGAAACATTCGTATGGCTTGGTCTACAATCAGTTGGTTAATTGCGTTTGGAAATCCTCGTGAGGAACGCTCCCAATAGGGCCGACTAGGGTAAGATTTCAATTTGGATGGCTCGCAAGAGGTGAGGACAACTGCGCTGCCGAGGTTCCGAGGGCATGGAAGCCCCACGTAGCCTAAATATCGGCGAAGGCAGCCCATCCAATTCAAAACAAGACCCGACACGCCTCTCGTAGAAGCGCACCCAGTCGGGTTACTTATTAGGACGGCAGCATAGATATACGGCCATGGTTCGCTACTATGGCGAGGTCAGGTAAACCTTGGGAACCTGGATGCTGTAGAGGCTGTGCACGGCCGTTCCGTCCTAATATCCACGCGGCGGTACAGTGTTGCGACCGAGGCCGCGTGTTAGATTCTCGCAACCGTAGTGGCAGAGTGGAAGTGCTCAAAAGAGTGAAGACGCCTAGATGCCTTGGGGATGCGAAACTGGCCAGTAGCCAAGCCTGAAGACCTGACGAATACCAGCCCCAATCAATTTCGCGGGTGTCATCAAGGAGATGCAACAGCCTTCCAAGCTGTGAAGATCGGTTCGATTCCGGTCATCCGCTCCAATTCTGGTCCGTTGAGGGGTTCTCAGTGTTCCCTCTTAATTCGGATAGCCTCGTGGCTAAGGGATGGGGAATCTCGTCCACCAGAATATTATTTGCTGGTAGTCATACTGAATCCCAGAGGCACGTCGAAGCCGGGCAGTAGGTCGCGGTCCCTAAAAGCCGCCAGCAAACCTTCAATCCATCCTCTCCATTCAGTGGGGATTAATTCATGTCGCAGGATTGGTACTTTTCACTTGAAAGAGAAGTCATCATGAAGGGATTTTGGTCGGGATTAACTGAAGAGCAGAAGTCCGCCATTCTCGAATATCGTGGTCCAGAAAATCACGGAGATCCCGCATTTTATACCGAATTCACAAAAGCAGTTATAGCCAGATACCCCAAGGTCATGGCCGAACTTGCAAGGGACGATTGAACATGTCGTCAAGTAAGGACTATCTCGACAGGTCCGTTGATCATGCCCACGACGCGGTTGTGAAGGCTTGTAGCGAATACGCTCGCCTGACATGTGAAGATGACATGCTGGATCTGATCGCCGACATTCACATGCAGTATGCCAAGCTGACCAAGGATGACGTTGTCAAAGGCGTCTATGATCTTATCGGAATTGATGTCGTTGGCGGCAACGGACGCTAAGCGGGCATTCATTAAATGGAATTGGTTCGGGCAACTTCATCTGGCGCATACATCCAGGTGAGGGAGGCCATTGAATGGTCCGCTGATCAGCCGAGTGATGAAGACGGGTACATCGAGCCAGACGTTAGAGACGCCGCGCTTCGGATAGTTGATATGTTCGAACTGCTGCGGTTTCCAGTACCGCACATCACAGCATCGGGCCCGGATCGGCTTATGTTCGCATGGCAGATCGACGGAATGAAGTTGTATCTATCCTGCTGCCCAAGTGAGGGCGCTGACTTCTATGATCAGTTCAAAGGATTGGTCATGCATGTGGGGGCTGAGTGATGAGCAAATCGCTTGGCCACTTAGGATGATTGGTTCTTTAGCTCCAGTTCAGCGAGTGTCAGACTTTTTCCATCCAAGAAAAGGTTTAGCTCGTCGCGCAATTCAGCCGCTCCCAGCCGATTGATTGCCATATCAATAGTGCCGTTCGCGGTTTGAAGGACGAGCGCCCCCAACAGGGGATCGTCGCTGAATTTGACGATATCTGACTGCATTAAGCGGTTGGGTTCTTTCTTTCGTCCGGGCATCGCTTACCTCCAGTATCTGCTGGAACCCTATCACAACCATTTTGGATAGCACCATGACGCTAAATGAATTCAAGGCCTTTCTGGAAGGCTATGAGGCCTCTTTCGTGGACGGCGTTCCAAGCGCCAAGCAATATGTCGTCATCAAGGAAAAGCTGGCGAACGTTGCCGTTGCAATTGAATACAAGCCCAAGCCGCTACCGATCAATGAGCCGAACAGATATCCGCCATTTGATAGAGTTTGGTTCGGACCCAATACCAGTAAGGATTCGCCGTTTGTTGCTCCAGCCACGTGGACCTGTTGAAACCTGAAGGCATCCCAATGTTCACCAAGCTATGGACATGGCTGAAAAGCCTGTTCTCAAAAGGAAAAGCCGAAATGGATAACGTTTCGAATTCAAGCATTCCGGCTGCAGAAGTTGTGCCGGCGCCTGTCGTGTCGGTTGTGGCTGATCCAGCCCCAGATGCGCCTGCATCAGCATCGGTTGCCCCGACCACAATTACGCTTGCCGTAGATACTTCCGCCGTTCAGTCGGCACTTGATGAGGCAAAAGCTGAAGTGGCCAGCGCTGTGGCACAGATCGAAGCTGAGGTTGATGCCAAACTATTCGAGGTCAAGAAGCTCCTCGATTTCTATGGCCACGACATTCCGATCTGGGATGAAATCGTAGCGCTGGCCAAGAAGGTCTAGGGTTTTCTAGGTACGACTACCCAGTCAATAAAGAATGCATTTGTCTCTTTGATATCAGCTAAAGCGCGCTCAGCCTTCAATTTCTGCTCTGTCTCAAGATCACGGGGTATCTCCACACGGTATATCGGGGCGCCTAGTCCATAGGGGCTCACATGAGATGCCTTACAATCGTCAGGCAATGCGGCCTGAATTGTTTTGAAGATGCGTCGCGCTTCTATGGCCTGCTGTTCTAGTCCTCCATTTGGAGTGATGGCTTCTCGCAGCGCCCCATTCAGCTTGGCCTGCCAGCCTTCGCCGCCTTCTTTGAATTTCGCAATCACATCCGCATCGAGGCGAATGGTGACGGGTGACTTCCCGGAATGTGGTCTGCCCCTGCCGCGCTTCACATTGCTGACTGAGGCTTCAACGGGTTGATCAGTCGTCTCTGCCGTCGCAATCGGTGGAATTGTCGCATTCTTAAATGCAATTGCCATAACAGACCTTTCGAATTGTTCGCTTACAATAATAATTGTTCGCTTACGAAAATGCAATAAGGGCCAAAGATGAAATACATCGCCATCGGCAAGCCGGTTCCTAATGCGAATGATGAGTGGGAAGCACGAGCACAAGATTTTATCCCCCGCACAATCGTTGAGCAGGAAAACGCTCCGGTCGATACGGGCCTACTGAATGCAGATGGCGTGAAATTGTACCGGATGGAAGATCGTGCGCCCATTGGCTTTGTACGTCATCCGCTCAATCAAGGATAAAACATGAACCGCGAACAGTTCGATTGTTATCTCGATGGCGTGGAGCTGATGCTCCGGGAAACAATGAGCGTCGCCCAGTTTAAGGCCATTGTCGAAAAGTTCGACCAGGTGCTGAATACCGAGATCGCACATGCGAAAGAGATAGCGACCGTTAATGTTGTCGCGCCTGCCATTGATGTCGAAAGCAGACCTGATGAATATCAGTGGGCAGAAGTAAGGGTCGCAGCTCCAGTTGTCTCTGCGATTGACGAGGCCGTGAACGCCGCACAACCGATAAAGATTAGCGTTGTGATCGACGCAACACACATGTCCGATGCCGACTTTGCTGCGCTCAACGCACGGATTGATCCTGTAATTGATCAGCCGGCGTCAACCGAACAGGCTAACCCGGTTGGTGAGAGGGCATTCAGTATATGAAATTCTCCTCTGAGAGCCTCGTAGGTCGCGATTTGCGACGTGCTGGATGGCATGAGTGGTTCGCCTGGTATCCCGTGCGTACAGATGACAATACCATCTGTTGGCTAGAATATGTTGTGCGCCGCGGAGATTGGAGGTGGGTCAGATATGGCCAAAGTGAGTATCTCCAATTTGTTTGGGAATATCGCGACAATGCCGGTGATGTACCACAGGTGCACAATCCATGCGCTCCGCCGCCACAGTCAAGGCAGAAGTAGGATATCGCAGTGTCACTAACCGGAAAGCAAGAGGCGTTCGCCCGCGCATACACCGAATTGGGTAATGCATGGTTCGCCGCTCATGATGCTGATATTCAACTGATGCCAGTGCCCCCATCGAGCGGCTACTACGTTTACATCTTAGTGCGTCCCGATACCGATGAGATTGTTTATGTCGGAAAAGGCAAGAACAATCGCATGTTCCAGCACGTCAGAGACGTGAGGGCTGGAAGGATCAGCGGTTTAAAGAAATACCAGGGACTATCCAAGTTGATGCAGGCAGGAGTAGTACCGCAGGCTTATACTATTTTCATCGGATTGAATGAGCATCAAGCATATGAATTGGAACGCAAACTAATCCGATCAATTGGGAAAAGCCATTTGCTCAACAGTGGATCTGGCATCCGAAATGCCGATTTAATTTCACTGCAGCGACTGGATGACCTTATTCGGACCGTGCGACCCAAGGCAGAGTGGCTGTCTTATGCAGCGAAACGTAAGGACTTGCCACCAGAACTATGCGGTGAAGCTTTCTATGATAAATTGCTAGACGAGATGCAGGAAACGCGGGCGTCTATCATTGCGACAATCGCGGAAAAATTTGGCGCGTCTGTTTTTGAAATCAATCAAAGGTAATCAAACGTGGCGCGTGGTGGCAGGAGAATAGGCGCTGGGCGTAAAGCAGGGGCCGCTACAAAGCGAACTCGCGCAATTGCTGACCAAGCTACCGCTCACGGTTTGACGCCGCTGGAAGTCATCCTGAAGGCTATGAACGTGCATGTCGATGCCGAAGAGTGGGACCAAGCAGCGGCGTTGGCAAAAGATGCGGCACCATATATGCATCCTAAGCTTGCAGCGATTCAGCATTCTGGCCCAAAGGGTGGTCCCATCCAGACGGTCGACCTTACAAATGTGAGTATTGATGACCTCGAACGCCTCGAAGCTCTCTTCGGTCCGCTTGCCAGTGGATCCGGCGACGATGATGAGAGCGATCAGGGCTGAACGGGCGCGGAGAGAAGCCGAAGCTGAACGGGAGCGGGTATCTAAAGACGCTGAACGCATTCGGGCGCGCTGTAAGACCTTATCTGGGTTTGTGCGAGAGGCTTGGCATGTGCTGGAGCCGACACAGCCCTATATTCACGGCTGGCATATTGATGCAATCTGTAGCCATTTGGAGGCCATTACCCACGGCACATTCCTCGCCATGGGTTTATCCAACCGGCTGCTGATTAACGTCCCGCCCGGTTCATCCAAGTCTCTGCTCGTCTCTGTGATGTGGCAGGCATGGGAATGGTCGATCGGTCTGCGGTCGATGCGTTACCTGACTACGGCTTTCAACGAGACGCCGGTCAAACGCGATACGCGTAAATGCCGCGATCTGATCATGTCAGACTGGTATCAGTCGCTCTGGCCGGAAGTTAAACTGAATCGTACCGGCGAAATGTCATTCTCGAATACGTCGACTGGAACGCGTGAGGGCGTCCCATTCGGGTCTCTGACGTCACAACGTGGCGACCGACTTATCATCGACGATCCGCATTCGACCGAAACGGCGGAAAGCCAAGTTGATAGGGCAGGCACGACACGCCGTTTCCGTGAAGGTGCGCAGAACCGATTGAATGATCAGGCTGTATCGGCAATTGTTGTCATCATGCAGCGGTTGCACGACGAAGATGTGTCGGGTGTGATCAAGAAACTCGGGATGGAATACATCCACGTCATGCTACCGATGGAGTTTGAGCCGGAACGACGGTGCTCGACGCCAATCGGCTTTATTGATCCCAGGTCAGACGATGGCGAATTGCTCGATCCGGTCCGCTTTCCTCGCGACGAAGTTGAAAAACTGAAACGGGATATGGGCTCCTATGCCTACGCCGGCCAATACCAGCAGCGTCCGACACCGCGAGAAGGCGGCCTGTTCAAGCGCCAGTGGTTCGAGGGCAAGATACTCAACATGGCGCCGGAAGGCACCGTTTGGGTACGTCACTGGGATTTGGCTGCGACAAAGAAGGTCACAGCAGCCCGTACAGCGGGTGTAAAGATTGGCCGCGCTCCAGACGGACGCTTTATCGTCGGTCACACCGTAAAGACACAGGAAGAGGGTAATCGGGTTCGATCCCTTATTCGCGCCGTTGCTGAAACGGATGGCAAGGAAGTTCGGATTAGCCTTCCGCAAGACCCAGGACAGGCGGGCAAAGTCCAAGCCCAGGACATGGTGTCCATGCTGGCAGGCTGGAAAGTATCGGCTGAACCTGAAACCGGCGACAAGATCACAAGGGCCGAGCCCTTCTCCAGTCAATGTGAGGCCGGGAACGTCTATCTCCTCGAAGGTAGCTGGAACGACGACTATCTCGATGAACTCTGCCTGTTCCCAGGCGGGTCATTCAAGGATCAGGTCGACGCTTCATCTGGTGCTTTCGGGCAATTGATGAACGTCAAGCGCCCCATGGTCATCAGCGATGAAGTTCTCCGTAGAGCGGGGCAACCATATAGAAGGTAATACAATGGCGTTCTGGTCGAAATGGTGGAAAGGCAAGGTTGCTGTTGAGGCTCCTGCTACACAAGCCGCTCCGGCCAAGCGTCCAATGAAAATTGGTGAAGGCGTCGTTACTAATTCCAACATCAAGCCCAACATCGCGCCAACGCAGGTCTTTACTATTGCTAAGCATCCGGATGGGGTTGGCCCCGCTGGTGGTATGGCTATGGATAACGCCATTGATGGTGTCCAGAGCTGGGCGAATAGCTTTGCATCTGCTGGGTACATGACCGAGGGTATTACCTTTCTCGGCTATGCCTACTTGTCGGAACTTGCCCAGCGGCCAGAATATCGGGTGATGTCTGAAACCATTGCTTCGGAAATGACCCGCAAATGGATCCAGTTCACATCAAGTGCAGATGAGGGCGAGGACAAATCAGAGCGCATCAAGGAGCTTGAGGCCGAGTTTAAGCGGCTGAACGTGCGTGATCTGTTCTGCCGGGCCACCGAGCAGGATGGTTTCTTTGGGCGTGGACACATCTACATTGATACGGGTGATACCGACGATCCAGAAGAGTTGAATAAATCCATCGGCAACGGTTGGGATAAACTCAGCGTTGCCAAGATGAAGAAAAAGCCGATCAAGGCACTGCGAACTGTTGAAGCGGTATGGTGCTATCCGACCAGTTACAATTCGAATGATCCGCTAAAGGACAATTGGTATCGTCCTGATAGTTGGTTCGTACAGGCCAAGACGGTACATTCATCACGGCTTCTGACCTTCATCGGACGCGAAGTGCCGGACCTGCTGAAGCCGACCTATTCATTCGGCGGCCTATCGATTTCGCAGATGGCCAAACCATATGTTGATAACTGGCTGCAGACCCGCCAGAGCGTCAACGACATCATTTCGGCCTTTTCTGTGTTTGTTCTGGGAACAGACATGGAAACAATCGTTCAAGCTGACGGGCAGCAGCTTTTTGCTCGCGCTGAACTCTTCAACAATCTGCGGGATAACCGCGGACTGATGATGATCAATAAGGACAGCGAGACATTCGCCAACGTCTCCGCGCCCCTTGGCGGCTTGGACCAATTGCAGGCCCAGTCACAGGAGCACATGGCAGCTGTTAGCCATATCCCTACTGTGAAATTGCTGGGAATACAGCCGGCAGGGCTGAATGCGGACTCCGAAGGGGTCATGCGCAGTTTCTACGACTACATCGGCGCGTACCAGGAACATCTTTATCGGGATCAGCTTCGCAGATTGCTTGGTCTGATTATGATCTCCCTTTGGGGGAAGGTAGACAAGACCATTGACTTCGAATTTGTGCCGCTGTGGTCTCTCGATGAAAAGTCCGAAGCTGAGGTCGATAAGATCGAGGCGGAAACAGATCAGATCCTAGTTGATACTGGCGCTATTTCTCCTGAGGAAACCCGCAAGCGGATCGCAGATGAGCCGGGGTCAAAATATGCCTTTATCGATGTCGATGACGTACCCGACCTTCTTGATGAGGAAGAACATGGGCTGGCGCCGAAGGGTGGTCATCTCATGAATGGACTTGCCGAAAAGGGCAAATCGGATGATACGGTAGGGGATCATCTCTTCGGAAAGGCAACGGCAGCGTGATGACCATGGCGACACCGCAAACAATTAAGGCGCTCGTTCGCAGTGGCTTCACTACGGATTGTCCAAACATGCGACGCGCTTTGACTCTGTCTAAGGCATTTTCAGTAGCCACAGATACCTATCGATCAAATCCGTCTGCGGAAAATGAAAAAGACATTTGGATCGCAGCTGATAGGTTTCGTTGCGAGCATGGGCACAGGGTGCAACTCCGTCGCGAAATCATGGCATCATGATCAAACTGGATCTATGGGATATCATCAACGCCAAGAATACCAAGGCAATGGGTGATATCCGGGACAGTCTTGAAACCCCGGAGAACGATGTTGCCGACGATCCAGCGAAAAAGCAGGACGAGGGAAAAGACACTCCGTCCGACACACCCGAACGCCGGGATTGAAGCTGATTATCGTCGTCGCCTGAATGTCCTGATCGATGAGATGGCCAAATCGGTTCAATACTGGATCGAGGCAACCTATCGCCAGAACACCCCAAGGATCGCTCAGGACGAGACCCCGGCCGAAGCGCTGCGAAAGTCCATGAAAGACCTGTCATTGCGCTGGACGAAGCGCTTTGACGAAATGGCGAGCAAAATGGCCGGGTATTTCGCCCAGTCTGTTGAACGTCGCACCGCCGCATCACTCAAGAGGATCATGAAGGATGGTGGCTGGACTGTAGAGTTCAAGATGACGCCAGCCATGCGTGATGTTCTCGACGCCACCGTGAATGCCAATGTATCGCTAATCAAATCCATCCCTGAGCAATACCTGTCTCAGGTGGAGGGTATTGTCATGCGAGGTGTTCAAACGGGCCGTGATCTTGGTCAAGTATCGAAAGACCTGCAGGAACGATTGGGCATAACGAAGCGCCGTGCCGCCCTAATCAGCCAAGATCAAAACGCCAAGGCGACGGCGGCAATGACCCGCGCACGATATGTAGAGCTTGGCTTGGATGAAGCTGTATGGGCCCATTCAGGTGGAGGGCGGGAACCAAGGCCATCACACCTCAAGGCGGGTCGAGAGAAGACTCGTTACAAGATATCTGAAGGTTGGCTTGATCCAGATGTTGGTGAGCACATCCAACCCGGAGAATTGATCCATTGCCGATGTGTTGGGCGACCGCTCATCAAAGGCTTTAGCTAAATCAACCGGAGTAATCCATGCATTCTCATCTGCAAGACTTCGCGCATGAATTGATTGCGCGTCATGGACCACGCACGTCCGGAATGATCTGGCAGGCCTTTACCAATGTTGGGAACATCGTCCCAGGAACATCGGTTTCCGACCAAATAGCATCCGTTGAAAAAGCACTTAAGGGCGATGACCGCTTGAGCTTTGAGGATGCCACCGGGGGCCGCGAGGGTGGGCTGTTCAATCACCGCGATAATCACAACGACAATTGATTTCACCGCAATGTGCGGCTTTTTCTTGGGGTTTTAGATGCCAGCCGTATCAGAGAAGCAGAAGCGGGCCATGTATGCCGCCGCTGAGGGAAAATCGCGTCTGGGCATTCCAAAAGATGTCGGCGAGGAATTTATCGCGGCAGATGCCACCAATGGGCATGCATGCGGCACACTTTATGTAGCGCCGGATGGTGATGTTCTGGTGCTGCGCCGGTCCTCAAGCGAAGAGAACTATGCGGGCCATTGGGCTTTGCCCGGTGGTGTAGCCGAAGATGGTGAAACACCAGAGCAGACCGCACAGCGCGAATCCGATGAGGAAGTGGGCGACGTACCAAATGGCAAGCGAAAGCTGCTGGACAGCCGCGTTACGCCAAATGGCATGGCATTTCATACCTATGCGCAGGCGGTAGGTGAGAAGTTTGTTCCAAAACTGAATGATGAACACAGTGGTTATGCCTGGGCACCGCTGAACCAACTACCGGAACCATTGCATCCCGGCTTCAAGCAGATGCTTGGCGATCGGCTGGATATCGCCGCCGATATGAGCTCGGAAGACTGGGATTGTCTGCGACAGGGCTTTGCCAAATGGACCCGTGAGGAAGAAGGCGAGCCAGAACATGGTGAGGCCATGGATTCAATCGCCATGGACCGCAATAGCATCCGGCGTGTTGATCAGGATGGACATCTCTTCGTTGAGATGACGCCAATCAGCAAGGCAAACATTTGCCCATATTACGGCAAGGAAATACCAAATGCGGCTCAGATGGGGCTCGATCCTGAGCGTGTTTACAAGCTCTATCGCGATCCAAAAGAGCTTGCGAAGGCCGCCGGATCGTTTGCAGGCAAGCCCATACTGCTTATCCATACCCCAGTTAGCGCTGATGAGCATCCGCGTGAAGTTGTGATTGGATCGGTCGGAAACACGGTTGAGTTCAAAGCGCCCTATCTGATGGCCCCGCTCAACATCTGGGACGGTGAGGCCATCGAACTAATCGAAACCGATGAGCAAAAAGAATTGTCGTGTGGCTACCGATATCGGGCCGACATGACATCGGGAACCGTCAACGGGGAAACCTTCGACGGCATAATGCGAGACATAGGCGGAAATCATGTCGCCTTGGTACGTGAGGGTCGCGCCGGGCCCGACGTTGTTATCGGCGATTCAGCAATTGAACCTTTGAAGGAGGCCGACATGGCTGCAAAGAACACATCGAGTAAAGCCAAGCAGGCCGCGCTCACCACTGCCCTGACCGGTGTCCTTGCTCAGGATGCCAACATTGATGAAGTCGTGAAGAAGCTGATGGCCCTCGATGACGATCTTCCGAAGAATGCGGCGGAAGACGAGGACGATGAAGAAGCGGCCGAAGCCATGGATGGCAACGAGGACGACAAGGTAGCAAAGGCTGAGGACGAATCCGAAGAAGACGCGGATAAAAAGGCCGAAGATGAAGAAGACGACAAGAAGGAAACCATCACACAGAAGGCCATGGACAGCGCCATTCAAATCGCTGTGAAAAAAGCGCAGATTGCCGAGCGCAAGAACCAGCGCGAAACCTTTGCCGCTCTGGAATTTGTTCGTCCCTATGTCGGCAATCTCGCAATGGCTCACGATAGCGCCGATGATGTCTTCCGCACGGCTCTCTCATCGCTGAATGTTGATATTGAAGGTGTTCATCCTTCCGCATTCAAGGCAATCCTGAAGAGCCAGCCGCTGCCAGGTTCGCAGGTTCAGGCCACGCCGCGCGTTGCCATGGATGCCAAGGGTGTCAATTCGTTCCACGAAATGTTCCCGGCCGCAAAAACTAATCCCGTCAAGACGCTCTAAGCGCTTCTTATCATTCACCAGTCATCGGCCACCATTGAGTGGCCTTTTTTATGAGGAGTATCCCACATGGGATTCCAGACACAGGCTGTTTATAATCCCGCTCCGGCGGTAGAAGGCGATTTCGCCAGCACCAATCCACGCGCAGTCGTGCTTGCCGGACCTGGTGGTCTGGTGGCGGGTACTTCTGCGATTGTCGGTCGCTTTGCTTGGGCAACGAGTTCGTTCATCGACGGCGATGGCGCACCTGCCGTTGTCAATGCATTCGGCTCCGGTCCAGTGACCGGCTTCATTCACCGTGAAGGTCAGGCGCTGATCCAGAACTATCTGCAGGAAGCATCCATGCAGATTCCGGCAGGCTTCCCGATCACCGTCTTTGATGGCGGTGACTTCTGGGTGAAAAACAACGGTGCAGCCCAGGCTCTTCCAGGCATGAAGGCTTATGCCAACTATGCGGACGGCAAGGCAACATTTGCAGCAACCGGCGCGCCTGCCGGTGCATCCGGCTCGGCAAGCTCCGTCGCGGCCGCCACTTCATCCACGACCGGCTCCATTGCGGGCAACGTCCTGACGGTTACGGCTGTCGGTTCCGGCTCTGTTTACGCCGGCACGACAATCTCCGGTACGGGTGTTGCATCGGGTACTGTTGTTGTCAGCCAGCTTTCCGGTACTCCGGGCGGCATCGGTACCTATTCGCTCAGCATTCCTGAACAGACCGTCGCATCCACCACGATCAGCGGCACTTACGGTGTTCTGACAGTTGGCGGCACTGTTGTTGGTGTGTTTGGCGTCGGCAATACCCTGTCGGGCACTGGCGTTGTGGCTGGCACGGCCATCACCCAGCAGTTGACCGGTACGACTGGCGGCGCTGGCACCTACGTTGTCAACAACAATACCATTGTCGCTTCGACGGCCATCACTTCGGCAACCAATGTCGAAACCAAGTGGTTCTGCCGCACATCCGGCCTTCCGGGTGAACTCGTCAAGATCGGCTCGCATCTGCAGGGCTAATCACCTTTCAATCCAACTTAACGCCGGTCGCGTTCGCGCCGGCGGCTCCTGAGGAGAATTACAATGGAATTTCATGACTATCATCAGGCCGCCGCAGCCTGGAACGCACATCGCCCGATGTTCGAAGCGGCCGGCATCTATCTGCCTGGTGCAAAATCCTACGTTACCGAAGAGTTCAAGCGCAACTCTCTTGCCCTGGACGCGCAGCCTGCATTGGCGACCACATCGAACGCCGGCATCCCCGCATTTTTGACCACACTCATTGACCCGGAAGTTTACAAGATTCTGTTTTCGCCAACAGCGGCCGCAGAAGTGCTCGGCGAAGTTCGCAAGGGCACGTGGGTTGATCAGACGGCAATGTTCCCGGTTGTCGAAGCCACTGGCGAAGTTTCCAGCTATGGCGACTACAATGAGAATGGTAAATCCGGCGCCAACATGAACTGGCCGCAGCGTCAGTCCTATCTGTTCCAGACCATTTCGGAATATGGCGAGCTGGAAATCGAGCGTGCTGGTCTCGGTCGCGTCAACTGGGTTGGCGAAGTCGATGGCGCCGGCACACAGGTTCTGTATCGCTTTCTGAACCAGACCTACTTCTTTGGTGTTCAGGGCCTGCAGAACTATGGTCTGCTCAATGATCCGAACCTTTCTGCTCCGCTGACACCGGCTTCCAAGGCTTATGGCGGCGTGAAATGGGTCAACAACGGTCAGATCGTCGCAACAGCCAATGAAATCTTCGCCGATATCCAGGCGCTTTGGTATCAGCTTCAGGGTCAGCAGGCTAATGGCTTGGTTGATCAGAAGACCAAGATGACCCTGGCACTTTCTCCTGGTTCGGAACTTGCTCTGACGGCAACCAACTCGTTCGGTGTCAATGTCTCTGAACTTCTTGCCAAAAACTTCCCGAACCTGCGCATTGTCTCGGCCGTCCAATATGGTGCACAGAGTGCAACCAATCCGGTTGGTGTGGCTGCAGGCAATGTCGTTCAGCTCATTGCTGACGCGATGGAGGGCCAGGCAACCGGTTACTGCGCATTCAACGAAAAGCTTCGCGCTCACCCAATCATCCGCGCAATGTCTTCATGGAAGAAGAAGATGACTGCCGGCACTTGGGGGGCGATCATCCGCCAGCCAATGGGTATCTCCCAGATGCTGGGCGTCTAACAAATCTCAACCAACTTAATCGGCCGATGCGGACGCGCATCTTGACGGACAGGTGGCCCGCAATCACTCCACGGCACCTGCCTGTCACGTGACGCCGAATTTTCAACGAAAGGAGCATCACATGCCCGGAACTATCACAGTTGCTTGCAAACTCCCTCATGGTCTCGTTCTTCGTCTTCATAAAAAGATCGAGGTGCAGGATCCGCTTCCCGGCGGCGGTACACGCGCCGTTGACAAATGGATCGCTGACGCATCCAAGCCAACGGTCACCCTCAAGGGCTATCTGGACAAGTATGATCCCGGTCTTGCCCCGGCTGCTCGCGGTTCAAGCTATGCCTTCACGCACAATGTCGACAAGAACTTCTTTGACGAATGGCTGAAGCAGAATTCTGATCTGGATGCCGTGGTCAACGGCCTGATTCTTGCGCACAGCAAGGATACGGTTGGCGCCTCCAAGGAACGCAATGATACACGCTCCGGCCTGGAGCCGATCGATCCGAAGCGCCTCAAAGGCAAAATTCAGACCGCGGATGAGCAGAAGTTTCTCGACATTGAAGTACCGGCCTGATCAGGGCCTTCAAATAAGGAGGGCGGCTCATGGGCGTTCAGGTCACGTTCGACTATGCCAGTTGGGCCGCCATCTACCCGATGTTCCCGAATGTATTGCAGACACAGGTCATCAACGGCGCGTTGCCGATCGCTGAACTCTATTGCCGCAATGATGGTGGTGGTCCTGTCGGTACTGCGGCCATTCAAACCACCTTGCTTAATCTCATGGTGGCCCACATCTGCCAGATTATGTATGGCGTGAATGGACAGCCGCCATCGGGTGTTGTTGGTCGCATCAGTGACGCAACGGAGGGCAGTGTGTCCGTCTCAACGGATTACATGTCCACGGCAAACAGCGCTTGGTATCTGCAGACGCCATTTGGGGCTGCATTCTGGGCAGCCACAGCACCCTATAGAACTGCTCGCTATATTCCCGGCCCAAGACGGGCCTATGGCCGCTGCTTCTATTAACAATCAGGAATACACACAATGGACGATAGAATTTCCATGCTCGCGAAAGAGCTTCGTAATTTCATGACCGAAGTGCTGGACCGGCTTGATCGCCTGGAGGCCGCTGCGGGCTCTACTGACGCGAAAGCGACCGCAGCGGCAGCGTCCCAGCCACAGTCGAAGAAATCGAGTGCTGACGCCTCTGTGGCTGATTAAGCGCCCGTCTCAACCACCAAAGGATAATCTCAATGGATATCGATGTTCTCGACAAGCGTGTGCAGGCCCTTTCCGCGCTGCTTCCATATGTCGATGCGCTTGTGGCACTTGCTGCCCCCGCAGTTATGGCAGCCGATCTGGCTCCAGTTGCTGAGCATCTGGGTGTTGAGCCGGTCGCTGAGGCTCCAGCGATAGAAGCCGCGCCAGAAGCTCCAGCTGCAGAAGAGCCAAAGGCCGAAGAACCAGCACCGGCCGAATAATGGTCAAGATTAGCGGCGGGAATAAACTTGAGGCGGCACTTGCTGAGATTGCCAAGAGGGTCACACAGGCTTCATCGGTAGATATTGGGTTGCTTGATGGCGCCACATATCCAGATGGAACCTCCATTCCGATGGTTGCCGCCATTCAGGAATTCGGTGCGCCCGCTCGCAATATCCCGCCCAGACCGTTCTTTCGCAACATGATCGCGGCCAAAAGCCCCGAATGGCCAGAGGCCGTTGGCGAACTCTTGATTTCCAATGATTACGACGCATCGAAGACCTTGGGTCAGACTGGTGCGGCTATCAAAGGGCAGTTGCAGCAGTCAATTGCTGATTTCAATGGTGTACCGTTGTCAGAGGCAACTATCGCCAAAAAGGGATCATCCAAACAGCTCATCGATACTGGCGTGATGATCAACAGCGTTGATTTTGAGGTCAAGTGACCGAGACGGGCAGGGGATTGAGATATGAATCTGCACGGGATTGTTCATAGCGCTATCGGTGCGGTTAACCCGCATGTTGCGGCCACAATGAAAGTAAGTACGGGCTCTATCACCAATCCAGACGGTTCTCGAACCCCGACCTATACCATCGTTACCGGTGACGCTCAGGTGCAGCCACTCACTTTCAAGGATCTGACCCAGGTTGATGGCCTTAACTTGAATGGAAGTGCCCGCGCTATCTACTTCTTCGGTGTATTCAATGGCGTCGTTCGTCCCGCACAAAAGGGCGGCGACACGATAGCGCTTACCGATGGTCCAAATGTTGGAACCTGGCTCATAGTCCAAGTGCTGGAGCAGTGGTCCGGGTGGTGCAAGGTTGCAGTTGTTCTCCAAAACAGTTGATCGGAAACGAAGATGAGTTTTGCTCCGTCTCCGACGCAATCGAATGTGTTGGCGGCACTCCGTTCTTTGTTGATCTACATCCTGCCTCAAGGCGTGGAAATCATCCAAGCGCAGGACAATCGCGTTCCCGAACCGTCGGTTCCTGATTTTGTGGCAATGACGCCACTGCTCTATCAGCGGCTATCCACGAACGTGGACACTTATCAGGATAGTAGTTTCACCGGGTTCATCACTGGAACCACCCTGAACGTGACCGCAGTTGCCCTAGGGGCGCTTGCAGTAGGCCAGACAGTGTTTGGGGTGGGTGTTACCCCGCAAACCGTTATCACCACTCTGGGAACTGGTACGGGCGGAATGGGGACATATACAGTCAGCCAATCCCAGACCATTGCCAGCGCAAAACTATCGACAGGACAGGAGCTGTTTCTCCAGCCGACAAAAGTCATCATCCAACTGGATGTGCACGGGCCGAACAGTGCGGATAACTCACAGACCATCTCGACCCTGTTTCGGGATGACTATGCATTCCAGTTTTTCAAGACGTCAGGCTTCGATGTGGCGCCGCTGTATGCGGACGACCCGAAGCAGATGCCGTTCCTAAATGGAGAACAGCAGGTCGAAAACCGATGGGTGATCGACGCCGCAATCCAGGCGAACCAGATCGTTCGCGCGCCTCAGCAATTCGCAGACCAGCTTCACGCAAACCCGAACAATGTCGAAGCGGACTTTCCCGCTTAATCCCCTTTCTCCGAAACATCCGAAAGGATTAAAACCTTGAGCACGATCCCAGCTTCACAAATTGTGAACGTCATTCCCAATGTCCTGAGTGCTGGTGGCAGTGCCCTGGTTCTCAACGGCCTTTTTCTGACGAAGAACAGCCGCGTCCCAATCGGACAGGTGCTGTCATTCCCGAATGATGGCGTATCGGTTGCCAAGTACTTTGGCGCATCGTCGCATGAAGTCGATGAAGCCAATGTCTATTTTGCAGGCTTCAATGGCTCGACCCAGAAACCCGCAACCTTGTTGTTCACACAGTACAACGTAGCGGCCGTCCCGGCTTATCTGCGCGGCGGCCCGGTCAATCAGTTGACCATTCCTCAGTTGCAGGGCCTGTCTGGCTCATTGACGGTGCTTGTCGATGGATATGCCCGTTCGGCTCCATCTGTGACCCTGTCAGCAGCAACCAGTTATTCCGCTGCGGCAGCACTGATCCAGACTGGACTGAATGCAACCCCTGTGTCGGCAGCGTCTGTCACAGGCGCAATAGCTTCGGCCACAGCTTCGGTCACTGGTTCTATTGCCGGGAATATCCTGACTGTCACGGCCATCACATCCGGCACGCTTGTTGGTGGTGCGATCATAGCGGGTACGGGCATTACTGCCGGCACACAGATCACGTCGCAGCTCTCGGGAACGACTGGTGGCGTTGGCACCTATGCCGTGTCGGTCTCTCAGACGGTTGTCAGCGGCACAGTTACCGCGGGCTACGGCATTCTTACCGTCACCGCAGTCACCTCCGGCACACTCTCCGTTGGTCAGACCCTGAGCGGTGCGGGCATCACGGTGGGGACGCAAATCACCAGTCTTGGCACGGGTACGGGCCTCACGGGCACGTACAATGTTCAAACGTCACAGACGGCAGCTAGCGGCACGGTAACGGCATCTTCGACGCCAGTCGTGGTGTCTTATGACTCCGTATCGGGCGGCTTCATCATTTCATCCGGCATTGTCGGATCGTCCTCGACCATTGCCTATGTGACCGGCACACTTGCCGATGCGCTTTACCTATCAGCGGCAACCGGCGCTGTAGTGTCTCAGGGAGCATATGCCGCCACACCGGCGGTGTTTATGACAGGCATCACTCAGATCACACAAAACTGGGCGACTTTCATGACTCTATTCGATCCGGATGGTGGCGTTGGTTCAGTTCAGAAGCAGGCGTTCGCAAATTGGAACAACACACAGAACCAGCGATATGCTTATGTCGCATGGGATCTGGATATCTCGCCAACGCTCAGTAACAATGCGACTTCCAGTCTTGGCAACATTCTTCAGGCATCAGCAGTCAGCGGTACGATCGTTGTCTATGAAACAGGTGATCAGCACATCGCTGCATTTACATGCGGTGTTGCTGCATCGCTTGATTTCAATGCCACCAACGGGCGCGCAACCTTCGCGTTCCGTGGTCAGGACGGTCTTGTTGCTGGTGTTACCAATGCAACGGTTGCCAATAACCTGATTGCAAACGGCTACAACTTCTATGGTGCCTATGCCACGGCCAATCAGTTGTTCTTGGAGTATCAGCCAGGTCAGGTCACTGGTAAATTCCAGTGGGCCGATAGTTATGTTAATCAGATTTGGTTTAGCAATCAATTGCAACTCGCGCTTATGGTTCTCCTGCAGAACGTCAATTCAGTCCCATACAATCAGGCTGGCTACGACCTTATCAAAGCTGCTTGTGCAGATCCGATCAATCAGGCGCTGAACTACGGTGCAATGAGACAGGGAGTGACATTGTCCAAAGCGCAGGCTGCGGAAATCAACGCCGCGGCTGGCCGCAAGGTTGACGACGTGCTGCAACAGCAGGGCTGGTATCTCCAGGTGCTGGATGCCTCACCGCAGAGCCGTCAGGCGCGTACCACGCCACCGATTAACCTCTGGTACATGGACGGTCAGTCCGTTCAGCAGATCACTCTGAACAGCGTTCTGGTCCAGTAAGCGACCATTCCTAACAATCAGGAGAATTCACAATGGCAACGCTTACAGGCGCCAGTGCAATCATTACGCTTACCGTGCCGGGGATATTCAATGCCCCGGTACAACTACAAGGTTTCGCGGCAGATGATGTTTTCGACACCGATGCTCAGGAAATCACCGAAGTATCCATGGGCGTTGACGGCATTTTGTCGGGCGGCTTCGTCTTTGTACCGGTGAAACAGACATTCACACTTCAGGCCGACTCCGAATCGAACTTTTTCTTTGAAACGTGGGCACAGCAGCAGCGCATCGCCGTCGAGTCGTTCGTTGCGAATGGCAATACAAATATTGTCGCGACAGGCAAGACCTACACCATGACCCGCGGCTTCCTGACGACGCATACCACGGTTCCGTCAGTCAAGAAATTGCTTGCGCCGCGCAAGTACACAGTCACCTGGAACCGCATCGTACCATCGCCGAATTGATCGGAGTGATCTCAAATGCGTAAAGAGATAGATATCACGATCTCCGATGAGGGGCGCGATTGCGGAAAGGTGTTTCACATACGTGAAATGCCTGCCTCTCAGGCCGAAAAATGGGCAATGCGGGCGCTCATGGCGGTTGGCAAATCTGGCATTGACATCGGTGAGGGTTTCGCGGTCGGCGGCATGAAAAATGTCGCAATCCTCGGCGCTTATGCATTGGTTCGCATGAATTTCGGTGATGCAGAACCCTTGCTTGATGAACTGATGGATTGTGTTACCTTTAAGCCAAGCCCGAGTGTGGTGCGGGCATTGATTGAGGAAGACATAGAAGAGGTTGCAACCCGGATCAAACTGAAGCAGTCCGTCTTGGAACTCCATACGGGTTTTTCTTTCGGCGGAAGCCTACCGGCACAGACTTCTCAGATGCCGACGACATCGCCGGACTCCTCGAATACGCCAATATCCCGACAACCATAGGTACCGTCCTTTCAATCTCTCCCAACAAGACTGCTGCCCTGATAGACATGCAAACGGTCCTATCGGTCGAGGATGTCTATGACATTCTGGAAATCAGCGGGATCGATGCGCATAACCGCAGCCGCGTGACCGAACATCAGGAAAAGATGAGGGACCAATAGACATGGCTACCGTCATCGACGCACTTATTGTCACGCTAGGTCTCGACCCCACGGAATTTACCAAGGGTCAAAAGGCCGCCGGTGCAGCATTTGTCAAAACCCGAGAAGAAGCGGTCAAGTCTTCGAAACAGATCGAGGATGCCGGGAAAAAAGCGGCTGATGGAATCAAGAAGATTGCCGTTGAAGCTCTTGCTCTGTTTGCTCTTTTTACCGGGGCACGAAGCGTCAAGAGCTTTGTCGATGATCTGACTTCTGCCGATGCGGCTCTTGGTCGGTTTGGTCATAACCTCAGTGAAGCACCGCAGACCATCTCAGCATGGCAGAAGGCTGCGGAACGTGCCGGCGGTAGCGCACAGACCGCCGCTGCGACCATCTCCAAACTGTCAGAATCTTTGCTCGATCTACGGGTAAACGGCAAGGCACTCCCGGACGCGTTCTATCAGCTTCAGGCTGCGGCTGGAATGAATATCCAGACCGACCGTGGCCCAGCTGCTTATATGGACAGTATTGCGGCAGCGCTTCAGCGTTTGAACGCAATTGATCCCGCCAAGGCCGCATTCCTTGCTCACGGCATGGGTGTTGACGACGCGACCCTGTCCATAATGGAGCGCTACGGCGCAGCGACGAACAAATATATCGAAAGCCTGAAAGGTCTTGGTCCAACAGCCGAAGAAGCCAAGCAGGCTCAGGAGTTTCAAGAACGCTGGATTGCGTCAACACAAACGCTGCAGAATGTCTTTGAGCGGGCATTTCGCACTATCGAACCGGGTCTTATGCGCATCCTTGAAAAGATGGATGCGTGGGTCAATGCCAACAAGGATCTGATCAATGACCAGGTCGTTGAATACATGGGCAAGTTGGGGCAAGCACTTCAGGACTTGGCCGTGTGGATAGCAAAGCCGGAAACCCTTCAAGGTTTTCGTGAGTTTGCGAGTGAAATCAAAGATATTGCCAAGTTTGTTATGGACTTGGCTGATGGCGTGAAGTCGGTTGTTGGAGCGGCGGCTGCCCTTTCTCCGGGCAAACAGTCCAGCAACAAGTCTCGTGACGATGTCGGTTTTGATGAAAGCTACAAGGTCAACAGTGCTGTCGATGTCCGTAAGGGCTCCATTGCTGACAGCCTGATGCAGTGGTGGAATGGCGGTTCCGATAACAAGATCGATGGCGCTCGAGCCAAGGGTGGCCCGGTTAGTGGCGGCAAGACTTATCTCGTCGGTGAGAATGGCCCTGAATTGTTTGTTGCTGGTTCCAGCGGAACTATTGTTCCAAATGGCGGTGGCGGCGGTTCATCGTTGTCCGGCACTGGCGATACATCTGTTGATGGAAGGCCCGTTTCAAAGGTCAATCCCATGCCGGTATTTCTCGCCAATTCTCAGGCTGGTGGCGAAAACTGGCTACAGACCCTAGGGAAATGGTTCACTGGTGACGGTGGTTCATCCGGCGGCGGTCTGTTTGGTGGGCTAGCAAACGCTCTTTCGAGTGGGGCATCCAATGCCAGCCCCCGTGTTGCGAAGGGAACACTGGCAAAGAACCAGAAGGAGGCCTACGCTGCTGCTCGAGCGGAAGGATTGTCTGATCTCGCGGCAAGGTCACTTGTTGCAAATATGTCAGGCGAGGCTCTCCATGATCCTGGCAATGTGCATTCCGATCCCAGCTGGAAAAATCCAAATCAGAAAGCTCACGGCATAGTTCAGTGGGATGATTTCCGCGCGGCAAGGATTAAAGGCCAGTTTGGTCAGATGCCCCATCATATGAGCGTTGCTGACCAAACCAAGGCTGCAATCTGGGAAATGAAGAATTTCTATAAGGCTACCTGGAACAGTCTACAGAACGGAAAGTCTGGAGGAGAAATGGTTGCCTCGCTAGTCACTGATTACGAGAGGCCAGCAAATTCATCCCAAGCAATTCGCCAGCGTATGGGCTACTTTAATGGCCTTGGTTTGAATGGTTCGACTGCTGGTGCGCGCGTTGCGGCCAACAACACTACCAATGACAATCGGCCGTCGACAACCAACTCCAGCACATCTGAGACTAAAATCGGCAAAGTTGTAATCCATACACAGGCCAAGGATGCTCACGGCATTGCCAAAGAAATGAACGACGCACTCAAGCGAAGAGGCCTCGCCTCATCGGCAAACTATGGCCCGAGGTGATTTATGGCATTCTTCGTCAATGTGCCAAATGTTCCGGGGGTGCCGGCAGTGCTCCGGCCTCCAGGATTCACCAGCATAGTCTCACTGATCACGCGTGATGTTCTGGCACTCTTTGGCGGGGCATCCGCCAATCAAAGGTGGGGCATTTACCAAGGCGGTGCCCCAGTCGTTTTAGCCGATAATTGTGTTGCAGTTGAATACCGGCAGCAATGGCAGATTGCCGACTATCTCGTGGAGCGGGGTGCCTTCGAAAGCTACGACAAAGTCGCAACTCCATTCGATACCCGCGTTAGAATGTCTGCTGGCGGCTCACAGAGCGACCGTGAAGCGTTTCTAGGATCGATTGACGCCATAGCCGGCACACTGGAACTTTTCGACGTGGTGACGCCGGAAGCGGTCTATACATCCTGCAATATATCCAGATATGACCTGCACCGTACGGCTACAAACGGTGTAGGTTTGCTCACTGTCGATATTGCGTTGCAGGAAATCAGGGTAACTGCAACGGCTATGATGTCAAATACGCAAAGTCCGACTTCTGCCGGACAGGTGAATGGCGGTGCGGTTCAAACGACATCCGCCACATCCAAACAGGAAGCAAGCGTTCCGCCGCGGCCATTCAACGATGGGAATAAAGAGTGATGGAAATCATCCCGCTTAAGCCCATACCCAACCAGGCGGTGTCGGTGCAACTTGGACAGCAGAATTGTCAGGTCAATGTCTATCAGAAGCCTACGGGCCTCTATATCGATCTGTACGTCGACAATCTGCTGATCATTGGCGGGGTGATCGCTGAAAACCAGAACTGGATTGTCAGATCGGCCTATCTTGGATTTGTCGGGGATCTATTCTTCCTCGACAATCAGGGTTCTGATGACCCAAACTACATGGGATTGGGGGGTAGGTTCAGTCTAGTCTATCAGGGAACAACATAATCAAACGAACATGACGGGGGGGCACCTATGCACCGAGTTTATAGCGATTCCACGCAACTTTGCCGAATTTGTGAGAATGCCGCCGTGCCACCACGATCAATGAGTAGCTTGCCCGCTTGATATGCGTCGTCATCTGAAAAAATTCCATGGACAACTGATTTTACGACGTCCGAATGAGCCATGTTGAATGGATCGGTCTGATAAAGGCTGAGCAATTCATCCTTCTCTACTGACCCAGATGCCCTCGCATTGATTGCACTGATACTGATCGAGGCGACATTACTGCAAAAATCAAGCTTTGCGATGCACTCCGGCGAAGTCTCGGCCGCCCCGGTACACGATTGAGCCGATGCGGTTTGAGCCCCCAAAATAACTGCACCGCAGATGATTGACGCCAGAATTACCAAATATGTCTTGAGCATGAGCCTCTCCTTTGGGGAGGGAATTCTTATCGCACATTTGAGAAATGTCGAGAACAAATAGAAAACATGCCCATGTTATCCGGGGGTGAGAGGGTGCGATGGCCTTTACGCAAAAGCTGATCGACGTCCAACTCAATCTGGCAAATGGTCAGTTTCAGGGCGGCGGCAATACAGTTACCGTTTCCGGCTTGCGTGTTTCCTTCACGGGAACGTTTGTTGGTGGGCAGGAGCAGGGCACCGCTGAGATATCAATCTACGGGCTTCCACTGCAGTTGATGAATCAAATGAGTACAGTCGGTACTCAGCTCAATTTGCAGAACAAAAACAATGTAGCAGTTCTTGCCGGCGATGCTGAAACCGGAATGTCGGTCGTATTTGAAGGTACGATATTCAGCGCCTTCGTTGATGCTCAGGCAATGCCGGACGTCGCATTCCGGATTTATGCAAAGCCGGGACTATATCATGCGGTCGTTCCGGCAACCCCGATCAGTGTAAGAGGATCGGCCAACGCGGCCGATCTGATGAAAGACATCGCCGGAAAGATGGGACTGAGTTTCGAGAATGCTGGTGTAACTGCCAAGCTTGCCAATCCATACTTCGCCGGGACACTTTGGACACAAGCGCAAAAGATTGCCCGACATAGTGGGTTCGATTGGACAGTTGATCGCGGAACGCTTGCAATCGTCCAACCCGGAAAAGCCCGCTCTGCAGACCCGGTTCTAATTTCTCCAGAAACTGGCATGGTTTCTTATCCCGCGTTCAACCAGTCCGGGATTATTGTCGCCGTTCTGTTCAATCCAAATGTCAAGCACTATGGAAAAATCGAAGTGCGAAGCGACCTGACGCCGGCTTGTGGAATTTGGACGGTACGGCGCGTCACGCTCGAACTAGAATCCATGGTCCCAAATGGGCGCTGGTTCATGATCTTGGATGCTATTCCAGCAAACGCACCGGCAGGTACACCATGACCAACAAACCTAAGGGGTATTTCGGCCAGCAGGGTTTGGCATCTGACACATCAGAGTCCAACACGCTTCAGTTTGCCATTCAACAGGCGCTCAATGAAGTTCGCACGCTGATACCAGTGACAATCATTGCTGTTCACGGCGGTGGAGTTGGGCCAGCACCTACGGTAGACGTTCAACCCGTGGTCAATCAGATCGATGGGCTTGGAAACAAAACTGACCACGGCATCATCTATGGCGTTCCGGTGTCACGCAGCCAAGGAGGTGGCAATGCCGTCATCAATGATCCTAAGGTCGGCGATATCGGTCACATGTCTGTCGCAGATCGCGATATCTCGTCCCTGAAAAGTAATAAGGGTGTCCAGTCAAATCCGGGGTCCTTTCGAACCCACGATATGGCGGACGGTGTCTATCACGGAAACCTCTTCAATCAGGGGAATCCCGACCAGTACTTTCACTTCCGCGATGATGGCGTGACCATTCAGGACAAGAATGGCAATTCGATCATCACGAGCCCAGGCTCGGTAAAAGTCATCGGGAATTTGCACGTCACGGGTGAAATCATCGCCGGTTTCGGTGGTGGCGATTCAGTCAATGTTCAAACCCATGTGCACTCGGGAATTCTGCCGGGCGGCGCCAATACAAATTCACCAGTAGCGGGAACCTAATCATGGCATCGACGCTGTTGCTGGATACCTTGGCATGGGATCTGGCCGTTGATGCTGCGGGGAATATTGCAGTCGCGACGGAGCCGTATTCATTGGCTCAGGATGCGGCGAGCGCCATCCGGCTGTTCAAGGGTGAGTTGTACTACGACACATCACAGGGAATTCCATACTTCAATCAGATATTGGGGCAGGCACCCCCGATATCCCTGATCAAATCTTACTTCGTCAACGCCGCCCTTACGGTTCCAGGGGTGGTGAAAGCACGTTGCTTTATCACCTCTTGGACCGACCGCGTCATTACGGGGCAGGTGCAGGTCGAAGACGCCAACGGAAACGTCTCAGCAGCAGGATTCTAAGCAATGGTAGTTTCCACGAATGTGCCCAAACCAACGTTTGGGCCTACGGGCTTTATTGTGCCTGCAACTACCGATGTGTTGAATGGCGTCATTCAGGATATCAACGGTGCCTTCGGGGGAAATCTCAATCCAGCATTGGATACCCCGCAGGGTCAGATTGCCTCGAGTGAAACAGCGGTCATTGATGAAGTTAATCAGACCTTTCTCTATTACACCCAGCAAGTTGATCCAGCATATGCCACCGGACGCATGCAGGATGGTATCGCTCGTATTTATTTCATTGAACGCAATCCGGCCCAGCCCACTGTGGTTCAAGCTGTTTGTACGGGCCTTGCGGGAGTTAACATTCCTGTCGGCGCATTGACTATCGCGGCGGACAGCAATCAATATATTTGTACTCAAGCTGGAACTATTCCAGTCACGGGAAACATCACGCTTACGTTTGCTTGCATAAATACTGGCCCGATTGCATGCCCCGCAGGCACACTAAATCAGATTTATCGGTCCATTCCCGGTTGGGATTCAATCAATAACGTCTCGGATGGTGTGATTGGAAACAATGTCGAGAGTCGGGCTGCTTTCGAAGCACGCCGCGCTGCTTCTGTTGCGCTCAATTCGAACGGTTCATTACCATCAGTAAAGGGTGCGGTTCTGACGGTCCCGAATGTGATTGATGCATTTGTGACGGAAAACAACACTGATACTATTCAAGTCATCGGCGGTGTCACGCTTTTTGCCCATTCGATCTACGTGGCCGCTGTCGGTGGTGCACCTGCTGATATCGCTCGAGCCATATGGTCTCGGAAGGCGCCAGGATGTGCTTATAACGGGAACACGACTGTCACCGTTCTCGATCAAAGCCCAGGCTACATACCGCCATATCCTTCATATCAGGTATCCTATCAAATTCCTTCGGCACTTCCGATTCTGTTTGCGGTTGAGATCACCAATAGCACTCTCGTTCCATCTGATGCTGCGGTTCAAATCCAGAATGCCATCATCAATGCATTCGCCGGCGGTGATGGTGGTGCTCGAGCCAAAATTGGCACCATGCTCTACGCCAGCCGGTTTTACCTACCCATTTCTTTGTTGGGATCTTGGGTGCAAATCGTTTCAATTAAGGTTGGATCAATCAACACACCCTCGGCCTCCTTTTCGGGCTCCATCTCTGGAACGATTTTGACGGTGACGGCTGTTTCATCTGGAACACTGGCAGTTGGACAAACCGTTTCAGATTCTGCTGGCGGCATCGTGCCAGGCACAACCATAACGGCACTTGGCACGGGAACTGGAGGTATCGGCACCTATACAATCAGCAATACTCAAACCGTGGCATCTGAACCTATGAAATCTGCAGTTGCCAATCTGTTCGATATCCTGCCTCGGGTTGATCAAATACCAACCATCTCTGCCGCCAACATCGCCATAACGCTGAGTTAATCCATGACAGATAGTGGTCGAGACTACCCGCCGGGAACTGCCACGGCAGGCTTCGGCGTGCCCTTCGATGTTTGGCAAACCGTGATCAGCCAGTACGCAAACTCAAAAATCCTTACGCAACTCATTCTGAATATCGATGCTTATCTCGACCAGACTGCAAACCTTGATGCTTTCTATAATTTCATTTGGAATGTTGATACCGCACAGGGCTATGGACTTGATGTGTGGGGTCGCATTGTTGGCGTCAATCGTGTTGTCAAAATCACGCTTACAAATTGGTTCGGCTATGACGAAGCATTGCCTGGATCATTCACTTTTGGGCAAGGCGCCTTCTATTCCGGAGACCCTCTGACAAGCAATTTTGCGCTTTCAGATGATGCATACCGACTTCTGATTTTCGCAAAAGCCGCGGCAAACATAACGAACGGTTCTATTCAGGCCATCAATCAGATCCTTAGAAATCTCTTTCCGGGTCGCGGCAATTGCTATGTGACTGAGGGCAATCTGAACGGCGTTTGGTTTGGATTTACAGAATCGTTGAATGCAACAGGATTCAACCAAGCGGCCTTTTATTCCGGTTCAGCCATCCACCCGATGACGATGGCATACGTCTTTGAATTCCCACTCACGCCCGTGGAGCTAGCGATTGTCCAGCAATCCGGCGTGTTGCCCAAATCAACCGGCGTCTCGTCGTCGGTTATCGTCCCCTAGGAGCATAGTTATGAAAATTGCCAACCTGCCGGCAAGCAAGTTCCCGATTCCTTTCGCGAACTCTGCCGGAGCGGGATACAAGCGCTCAATACCGGTGAATTCTCAGATCGGTATTACGAATGGTGCCGCATCACTCACCGATGGATTTCCTCCGTTGAATTTCCTGCCGGTTGGTTCGGGTGGCGTACCGCCGTTTGGGCAGGATATGAATGGTGTCTTGAACCAGATTACTCAATGGCTTCAGTGGCAAAATGCGGGTGGTCCGCTTCCATACGATTCCGCGTTTTCCACCTCCATTGGCGGGTATCCCCAAGGGGCGGTTCTCGCGGGTGCAACTGCAGGAACGGTATGGCTCAGCATCGTTGACGACAATACATCAAATCCTAATACCGGCGGTGCCAATTGGATCAATATTGCGACTTCCACTGCCATTCAAAACAACCAGTATAACTTTGCCGTTGCGGGCGGCACAGCGAATGCGCTGACTGCAACGCTCTCCCCGATACCAACAGCACTTGTGGCTGGCATGTCTATCCGGTTGAAAATCTCGACCACCAACACTGGGGCTGCAACACTCACCGTTAACGGGTTAACTCCAGTTGCAATTCAAGCAGGTGATGGAACTGCCATTCCCAAGAACTATCTCATGGCAGGTCAGATCGTTGACCTAACTTATGATGGGTCAGCGTTTCGATTACAGAATTTCGTGCGTCGCAACGGCGATACGATGGTGGCGGCAGATGCCTCTACGACAATTCTAAAACTGATTATGGCCGCAAGTCAGTCAGCAAATCCGTTTTCCATCCAGGACAGTTCTTTCAACGACCGCGTTGCCTATGACCTGACATATGGCGGATTGAGAGTGCCAAATGGGCTTGGGTCCATTCTTACCAGCGTGATGTTGTTGGCGGGGGCTACGGGCTCCGGTCATTTTACGGTGACGGATGGCCTCTATCGACATCAAGTGGAGTATGGATTCTACAATGCGGCCGGTACCGGCACGACCAATGTGACATTTCCAATCGCATTCAAAACAGGCACCCTCCCGAGCATTCTTGTGTTGCCGAATAATTCAGGAGCGCTCGCAACAACTCAGTCGCTCGCGTATCCGGTATCTGCATCGTCAGCGACAGGGTTCACCGTGGAGAAGCGCTACGTCAATAATGGTGGCACAGTCGGTGAGGCTACACAGCCGTTCTTTTGGCTTGGGCTCGGTCAGGTTTAAGGAAAAACACGATGTATCTTTGTGCGCATGATGACGCTGGCAAAATTCTTGGCTGGTATACAGAAGATCGACTGGACGAAATCACCGGATCATACATTGAAGTGGATGATGAAACGTGGCGTCAGGCCTCACAGGTTATGTATGCGACCCATGTCGATCTTGTGACGAAAGCATTTGAGCATCGTGGAGCTGTTCTGACACTTGATGCCCTGAAAGCAGGTTTGAAATCACAAATCGATGCTGATGCAGAGATCGAGCGTTTGAAGTACATTACGACCGGCGCAGGCCAGTCGATGACCTACAGCCAAAAGTCCGCCGAGGCACTCGCCTATTTATCTGCATCCAATCCGATTGCGAGCGACTATCCACTCTTGTCGGCAGAGGTTGGCATTACAGCCAAGGACATCGCCGGCGTGGCGGCCGTGGTTAAGGCTGCTTATCTCCAATGGCAACAGATCGGTTCCGCAATCGAGACAACTCGACTGTCGGCGAAGAAGGCCATCACTGATGCCAAAGACGCCGCCGCAGCACAGGCCGCAGTGGTAAATCTCACCTGGCCAACTCCACAATAAGCTAGCTTGTAGCAGCAATGAATTGAGAACCCAATGATATCAGTATGTGATTGCGCCGCACTCATGGCGGTGGACCCCGCAATCAATCCTGTTATTTATTTGGGAGATGAGTTGCGATCTGGTGTCTTTAGGTGGACGTCGGGAGATTTGTCGTCACTCGTATCTTCTGACGTCCAGAACGCAATGTACGTCTGCTCTAGTTCGATCCCTACCACAACCGGTGCCTGGGTGAGATCACGCACAAATCTTGAATACAATGTGCTCTGGTTTGGTGCCAAGGGGGACGCGTCGAGCGATGATCAGGCCGCATTCAATGCCATAAACACCCTATTACCTGTTACCGGCGGTGAAATTTATATCCCGGCCGGTTGCTATTCATTGAGCCAAAGCTGGCAGCTATCGAACAAACCAGTCACGATCCGCGGCGCGGGCGTGAAAATCACAATGCTGTTTTTCACCGGAACAACAGATGGGATCGTATATTCTGGGAGCGATTTATCCCAGACGCTTACGATTGAAGGCTTTTCTGTCATTTCGCTTTCAAATGGGACGACCACTGGCCTCAACGTATCATTCCCAGTGAATCTCGGTTCATCGTGGAAGAACTGCACCATCAGAGACATGATTTTTGATGGAAGTTCCAGCATTGCAGCCTATCAAAGTACCAACGTTTCTCAGGGCGCTGCACGTTGGGGCATCGGCATCAGTTGTAACAACGTGGCCGGTCTGACTATTGATAATGTTCATGTCCGCGGAAGGTATTCAACCAAAGATAGCGTTGGAATCTATCTGACGGGTTGGACGGTAGATCTCAGGCTTGTGAATTGCATTCTCCAATTCCACAACGTAGCGGTCTTTAAGGTTGGCGAACTTGAAGGGTTCAATATCGACCACTGTACCGGCCTGTCGTGCAATGTGTTCATACGCTTGTGGAATTCCAATCCACCTGTTGCAGGAGCCGCCGGTGGGGTGTCTGGGTTCATTTCAAACTGTCACTCCGGGAATACCATACGCGGCATCGATATCTGGCGATTCCCGCAGACATTTATTACAAATTGCCTACTCTATCAGGATGCCACGTCTCCAGCTAATACTCAGTTTGCTCATATTTTTGCGTCATCAAGTGACTCTCTCAAGATTATCGGCAACCATATGCAGGGCTCGGATGGAAGTCATGGCTGGAATGTCCAACTTGCAGGCTGCTATGCACCAGTCATAAGTAGCAATTTTTGTTGGGGCACTTATTTCAGCGTGAGTGTGGATTCGGCGAGCGTTTCCCCGATCATAACCGGCAATCACATGCAGGGTAGGGTCTCTAATGGGGCCTCTGGAACCGCTGCTATCGCAAACAACATTGCACTTTGAAGACTCGTAATCTGCTCCGCTAATTGGTGCTCGTGGTCTTCGACAAAATGAAATTGCGCCACCCAGACCACGCTCACCTCCAGTAAACCAAGCGGCTGCCCAATCCCATGAAACGGCTGACAGCAATCATCATTTGGATGTTGCTGCTCTACATCGTTGTTTACCCGCAAAACAGGAAATCACAATGAACCTCACCCTCGGTAACACGCGGTTGATCGTAGATTCATGCCTGAAGCATGGGCTTTTTCGCAATCAGGCAGCATATGTGCTTGCAACCGCTTACCACGAGACTGCGCATACAATGGTGCCGGTGCGCGAATATGGTGGCGAAACATACCTCAAGAGCAAATCCTATTATCCGTATGTTGGGATGGGTTTCGTTCAGCTTACATGGTTGTACAACTACCAGCGCGCCACTAAGGAACTTGGCATCGATTTTGTATCTGATCCCAAGAAGCTTCTGATCCCAGCATATTCTGCCGAAATCATCGTGCTTGGCATGAGTGAAGGATGGTTCACGGGCAAAAAGCTATCGGACTACATGACGCTTGCCGCCTCGGACTTTTCCAATGCGCGCAAAATCGTCAATCCCAAGGACTATAAGACATTTGGCCTGATTGCTGGATACGCCACTCAATATGACGCTCTGCTCAAGACCGATGGATATGGTGAGACGCCGCCTGTTGCGCCACCTATAGTCACTCCAGCCGCACCAGCACCGATTCAGCCTCCGGTGACATCACCTGTAGCAACAGCACCAGCTGCCGCTCCGGTTCAGTCATCTGCTCCCGCGGTTCCAGCATCCAGTTCGGTTGTGTCGTCTTTTCTTTCCCTCATCTCATCACTATTAAGAGGACCCAATCATGACGATTGACCTGTTTATTCCGATCTTTCGGCAAATTCTCACCATGCTTGCTGGCGTATTGATGGGGCACGGTTTGCTCAATTCGAGTGCATCTGATGCATTTATCGGTTTGGGTGTGAATGCCTTCACCTTGGGATGGTGGTTCTTTGACCGGTGGCGCATTAACCGTGCCACTCGGGCTTTGTTGTCGCTAACTCCGGAGAACCCCAAATGACTGCGCTCCTTTCGCTGTTTACCGGCTCAAACACGCTTATTGCTGGCCTTCTTGCGGTTCTGGCTGCCGTCGGCGCTGCTTGGTTCAAAGGGCGCTCCAGTGGCGTCAAATCAGAACGTGACAAGCAAACATCACGCGATGCTGCCGCGATGACTGAGGCGCAGAAGATCGATGAGGCCGTGGCTGGAAACACACCGGAAGCCAATCGCGCTGAGCTTTCGAAGTGGTCGAAATCATGAAGATTGCTATCGGGGTGCTCTTGATGCTGACACTGGCATCCTGCCAGACCACGGGCGGTTCATTCTGTTCTATCGCAAAACCTATTCGCCCGAGCAAAGAGACCATCGCCCATCTGACGGATGCGGAAGTTTCGGCAATTCTCTCCCATAATCGTAAGCTAACCCAGCTTTGCGGGGTAAAGCCATAATGGGCCCAATCACGTGGGATCAAATCGCAACGCTGGTCTTGGTGATTGGCGCGCTTGGTGGCCTTTGGTGGCGCCTTCAAAGCCAGATTAGTACCAATCAGGCATCGGCCGACAAAAAGCTCTATGAGTTCAAGATTCATATCGCTGAAATGTACATCACAAAGGCTGGGATGACTGAACAGACCGACCGCATGATGAAGGCGATAGAGGGCCTCGGGGCCAAGATTGATCGAACCAATGAGCGGATCGATCAGGCATTTGTGCCCGCCAAGCCAACTCGGCCATCGCGCTAGAACAATTCCGCTCGCTGCCAGCGGCTACATGGTAGCTTTCAAAGGCATCCTCCCATGTCATTTGCTCCCCGACTGAACGCGTTTCAGCGCGTCTTCATGTGCATTTTTGCTGCCATTGCCGCGGTATCTATTGGTGTTGCAGCGAATTTCCCCACCATGCCCCCCCCAAAGCCACGTCCATCGTCTGTCGTTAAAGTCATTCTCGCCAATGGTCATGGGTCCGGCGTTTCCATCGGTGGTGGCTACGTCCTCACTGCCGGTCATGTCGCAGTTGATGGCGTTGTATCTCTCAAGAACAGCCTTGGCGTTGAACAGCCCGCGGAAGTCCTCTGGTACAACAGGGACTATGACGTCTCGGTGATCATGGCTTCCAAGCCTGAAATCCTTGGCAATTCACCGCTGTCTTGCCGTATACCTAATGTGGGTGAAGAGGTTATCGCAACCGGTTCTCCGCTCAATACTGAATTCACCAGTTATTGGGGGCACGTGAACAGCGGCATGTTCAAAAGCGGGATGTGGAAAGAGATTATCTCTCTCGACATGACAATCGTCCCAGGTATCAGCGGTGGCCCATTGTTCGATAAACATGGGAATGTCGTCGGGATCGCCGTGGGCGTTGCAACATTTCCGTTCGGTCAGTCCCCATCCCTAACAGGTATTGGCTTCGCAGTCCCCGGTGCGACGATCTGCAAGTTGTTGGCTCGCTCGTAAATCCCCCGAAATAACATATAGGCGGTGAAAATGGGTGTTGCACCCTTGACCGACGAACAATGCCTAGAGGCAGTTGATGCACTTAAAACTGCGGATGGCAACCAAGCGGAAGCCGCACGCATACTTGGTATAGCAAGGGCCACTCTTCAGTCTAGAATTGTCGTAGCAGCCAGGCGCGGAATGATGGGATACTCCCCGGTTCTTCAGGGCTTTGAGATTTCAAGCATTAGTTCTTCAGTTGATGATGATGGAAACGCCACCAAACATCACATTCGACAGCGGCCAGAGCGAGAACTCTCCCCGTTCAATCTTCCACAAGGCCACACCATCAAGGGGATGTCAGCCCTTGTTGACGCAAATGGCCACCAGGTTCAGGCGTGGTATAAAACCAGCGTAGAGGCCGCACAGCGCGATTTGGCAATGCGGGCAGTCATAGACGCCCTCAAGGAAGAAGTCATTCCCATAGGCCCCATGAAGGGTCCGGATCATTGCAACTCTCTTCTACTCAATCAGTTCACAGTTACCGATGTGCATATGGGGGCATTGGCATGGGGTGAAGAGTCCGGCGCAGATTATGATCTGCAGATTGCCGAAAAGCTTCTCACTGATTGGTTCTCGGCGGCGATTGCCATGGCCCCGAATGCCCATACAGCCGTTCTGGCGCAATTGGGCGATCTTCTTCACTATGACAGCCTTGATAGTGAGACACCAGCCAATCGGCATGTGCTTGATGCTGACAGTCGTTTCCCCAAGATGGTACGGGCGGCGATCAGGGTGTTCCGGCGCATCATTTCGATGCTTCTGAGCAGCCATGAACATGTCCACATCATTATGGCAGATGCTAACCACGATCCGGCGTCTGAAACTTGGCTTAGGGAATTTCTATGCGTTCTCTATGAGAATGAGCCTCGCGTGTCAGTCGATACGAGCGCCAGCACGTACTATTCGTATTCTCATGGTGAAACGTCATTGTTTTTCCACCATGGCCATAAACGCGGCGTGAAAAATATCGATCATGTCTTCGCTGGTCAGTTCCGTGAACTCTACGGTTCAACCAAACATAGTTATGCCCATGTCGGCCATTTGCATTCCGATGAGGTTATTTCAACCAATCTCATGAAGGTTGAGCGCCACGAAACCCTCGCTGCAAGGGATGCCTATGCCGCCCGCGGTGGCTGGCTTAGCAAGCGATCAGCCAAAGTGATCACCTATCACAAGCAATGGGGTGAGGTGGGTCGTATTACCCTTTCTCCAGAAATGGTCACAACATGAAGCGCCTATCCAAGCGACAGGTGGTCAATGATTATCTGGCCAAGGCTGACGGAGATGTAAATAAAGCCCTGGTAAAGGCCGTGGACGACATGTTGACGTTTGCTAAGTCAACGTCAGGCGGCTTCGTCCGATGCGCTCCAGCGGCCCTCATTCGCCCGATAAATCTCCACGACGATCCAATAGATATCGACCCGCCAGATGGTGACGAGGAGTGACTTTGAATTGGACGCACTCAAATCAAGAATCAGCCGTAAAATCGAGCCAGTAAGCATGCCAGCTCATACGGCTTATCCCATCAGAAACGGCTCTCGAATTTCGATAGTCGTTGATGGAATGGAGCATCCATTGCATCCGATCGATGTCGCCAATATCGCCAGGGCATGGAACAATGCGTTGTCCGGCGCTTATACCGCCATCATGCAGGAGCATGGCCATGAAGATTAAGCCGGAGGAAATCGAACGCGAGATTACCAATCTCCGCGGCGGTTCCCAAAAAGACAGGCGCATCGCCATAATGCTGGCGTGGATGCTGGAACAGACAAAGCCAAAACCAAGTGAGTTTGACCGATTGATGCAGTAATTATCCCTGCCGGAATACTTAATCCCTGAAACAGGGATAATACAAAGCGCCCTCTGTCCTTCGGGATGGAGGGCGCCTTTTTTGCGTTTATAGACTTGTAGTTAGCGGAGCCGCCCCATTGCCATTGATGTAGCCTCCCTCGTTTCGTTTTATCGCAAAATTAAGTGTTAAGATTGGGGTCGGACTAAAATGTTCTTTGGATATTGACGGTTTACTTTCGGTCACTAACCGCCGAAAGGCAACACGGCTGGAAAAGTTATTCAGAATTCTGGGTGAAACCATTGTTTTTACTGGAAATGGCGCTTGGCTTTCCTATAAGTGTTTTCCGGCATGCATTTCGTGCCGTTCAACCTTCACATAAATGAGCAGATAGTGACCAGACTAAGCGATATCCTCAGCAGAGGTTCTAACAATTTCGGATTGGTGCGCCTTGCAGCTGCAATTTCAGTAATCTGGGGCCACAATATAGCGCTTTTCAAGTCGGCACCGTTTTCCGATCCCGTGAGATCATTCTTCGTCTTTGAATATGGAGGAAGCTTAGCAGTCTATGCCTTCTTCATGATTTCGGGGATTCTGATCACTCGAAGTTTTGAGCAATCAAGGACACCCTGGCACTATCTGTTAAATCGTTTTGCGAGAATTTGGCCGGCTTTGGCGGTCGCTACAATCCTCACGTTCTTCGTGATAATTCCACTCGCTGACGACGTGGACTATATGACATTCGTCACGTCAGACGAGACCTTGAGATGCGTGTATCACGATCTAACAATGGTTTCCGGCATGTGCATAGCGATGTCCATTGCATTCGAAAGTCTCCCAATGGCCGGGGCTATCAACTATCCCCTCTGGACTGTTCTCGTTGAGGCACATTGCTACTTTTTGGTCATGGTTCTCGGCATGATGGGATCGTTCAAATCGAAAGTCTGCACCCTGACCGCACTTTCGCTGGTCTTTGTCACGTTCCTTGCAATAACAACGAACCCACCAAAGCCGGAAATGAACTATATCTACAATGATTTTGCGATGCTGGGCGGATATTCGTTTTATCCGATACCCTTTTTCTTGCTTGGGTCGCTCTTTTATGTGTTCAGAGCCCAAGTGTTTATCAGCGGCTACGTCGCTATAGGATTATGTGCAGCCTATCTTGCTTTGAGGGGCACGGCGCTTGAACCCTATCTGCTGTATCCGGCCTTCATATACGGAGTGTTGTATCTCTGCCATGCGCCCTTGCTGCGCCGCCTGGACCCGAAGCATGACTATTCGTACGGCATTTACATTTACGCCTTCCCACTGTCCCAAGCCGCGAATGTCGCCATGCCTGATAGCAACTTCTGGGTTGCAAACGGCGTTGCTATGCTGCTCATATTGGTATTTTCGGCATTGTCTTGGCATTTGATCGAAAGGCCCGCACTAAACCTTGCTAGGAGAATTGGCTCACTGCGCCCCTTGTCCCCTGCCTATGCCCCGGCCATTGGGGATGGAAAAATAGCTGTTAGCTCTTAAACCCTGCCCAGCCGTTCACGGTGCCTTTGCCACCCTCGGCTTTATGCTCACCGCAATACCATTCCGTTCCATAGCGCTTGTTAAAGCCGAACGGGGCAACCTTGCTGCAGCCCTCATGTTCGCAGATGTGGTTTAGACGCCCTTCGGGCAAAATGGATTTGGGTGTCTCGGACATTCCATCATTTCTTTTTCATCAATTTCGCCAGACGAATCTCAACGTCTGTCTTTGCCTTGGCATCTAGGGCAAGCGCTGTGTTGTCCGCAACGGCTATGATCGCTGTGATGACTTCCTGCTGACTCCACCCGGCAGTTGATGCAGCTCCGATCAGATCAATTAATCCATCCTCAATTGCCATCTGGCAATCTTCGAAACGATCAGCATACTTCCCTTTGGCCTTGGGGGATTTAATTCTCATGAGAGTGTTCTTGCTTTGGATATCTCACTGTGTTTGCCGGCGGTTCGAATTCGCGCGAATGCAACACGATGACCTGGCCTTCGTCCTCGTCAGGCACACCGGTGAAAATGTAGACCTCTCCAAACGATGGATCGCCATCGTGGGTTCCGTGCACTCCCGTGAACGGTAATTGCTCGGGGACGGCGGCCTCCTCGAATGTGATATCGGCTATTCGCTCAAGCTCTTCATGCAAGATAATGTTGAATGTGCCTGGGAGCTCTTGGGCATCCGGCATCCCATCGAGCAGATTGTCGATGTCTTCCGCCGCAAAGTTGAAGTCGAGCGTGAATTCCTTCCCGCGGAATTTAACAGCAAATGGCATGACTTTCCTCCATCAGGCGAATGTTGGTTCTTCCAGTTTGGGAGGTTCGGGCGCCAGGACAATGAGATCATTGTCGGGCAGGGGCTTTTGCAGCTTCAGAGCCTCTTCTGCCGGCGCATTCATCCACACGTCGATTTCCTCGGCTGTTCGTAGAACGACCGGCATTGCTTTTGAATGGATGGGCTTCACAACCGCGTTCGGCTCAGTGGTGAGGAAAGCAAATATCTCGGTATCAATAGAGCCTTCCTTCTTCTTCCGTGTTCCATGCCATTTGGTCCACACACCCGCAAACCAGAACAGCGGTTCGTCTTCATTCAATGCGAACCAGTGAAGCGGGAGCTTCTTTGTTTCGGGATCGCGGACACTGCCATATTCGGAAAATCGGGTTGCCGGAACGACACAGCGGTTTTCAGGTCCAAGCCATCGGCGCCAGTGTGGAGACTTCACGTTTCGGATGTTGGTCACACCGCTATCGGTTTCACCTTTTACGAACATTGGTGGTGTCGGCATTCCCCAGCGGAGCATCGCAAGCTCCAGATCCCCATCCTTGTCATTGCGCGCTATCGGGGCAGGGTAGTCCGGATAGATGTTGTCATCGAACTCGGTCTTGTTCGTTCGGTTGCCGATCCCCTTGAAGAGATCGCGCATTGCTTCAAAGCCGGTGGTTATTCTGTAGAGGTTGCACATGATCGCTCCTGTTCACCACTTTAAATCGGCTCTGAGTTTGCCTTACGTATTTCTTTTACAACATTTTGGAGATTTATGATCGTCTCCTCCGCGGCGTTGAGGAATTCATCCATATCGTAGGTCCTGACATAGTCTTCGTTCATGCTTTTCCAACGCAGCTTTACATATCTCTTTGCATCACCGGTCACATTGAGTTTGATGATCGTCTTCCCTGTGAAGACGCTCTCGTAGCTCATGCGCAAAATTGTTCTGTGGGCTGCAAAAAATATCTTTGTCGATTCCCAAAAGTTTCGCGACAATTCGGCCTCCCCACCTTCACCCCGTTCTGCATGAGGATAATTGATCCCTTGGCGTTCACAAGATGGTCAATCACGCGGCCCATTTGCTCGACCGACCACGGAGACGGTCTTCCTGTCACACGCTTTGCAGAAGAGTTTTGGCCTGATTACGTTGATGGGTGAGTAGATCCCGTATTTCTTGGCCAGATCGTAGCGGTCAATCTGCTTGGCCCGGCCGCATTCCGTGCAAACGGCAAACAGGATCTCGTAGCTGGCCAGATCGATGAAGGCATCCATGTTGGTCACGAACGCCATATAGACGCGCAGCTTTGCCATCACGCCTCAATCCCGAACCCGATTCCGCCGGCCAAACTCGTTCATAGTCTTGCCGTCACAAAGATTGCATTTGAGACGGGGGACCAGATCATTGATCCTGATGTACTTCCCATACTTCCGCTCAAGCTCATACCGATCGATCATTCCTGCCCGGCAACAGTCGCCACAATAGCCATAGAGGTCATCCCAGCTTTCCAGATCACAGAAGCGGTCTGTGTCTTTCAGGCCGTCCAAGAACTTCTTCCTAGCCATAGCGGCCGACCAACTGCCGAACCCATGGAGATTTCCATGTGCGCTTCTTGCGTTGTTCTGGAGTAATCCAGCGCCCATCAAACGCCTTCAGGAATACCTCGGCGCTCTCCTGCTCGGGAAAGCAGTAGATGACAAAATCTTCGCCATCGTCGCGGTAAGAGTGATTGAGGCGGTATCTTCCGAGCTTTGATGAAAGAAACTCAACGTTGTCAAATCGGTATTTCACCTCGCACGCAAGCAATGCCACCTGATACGGGTATTCCAGGTCAACCGATGATGCCGAGATAGCACCTCTACTACGACTGGCCATCTCAATTCCTGAATGTTCTGGGCTTCCATCCACGGGCATATCCGTGCCCCGCAATCAGCGAGGCATACTCAATCTCTCTGATAAGGAAGGCATTGTCCTTCAGGAGTGCGTCTATCGCTGCCCGGAAATCGCCGCCGTGGTCGGCGATGATCTGTTCGATGTCATCATCATGTTTCAATACTGGCTCGTTCATGGCCCGTTTCTCCTTCAAGAGACAAAGCCTGTCCGCTCCCCATCGCGCGAGACAGTAGGGGTTATCAAATTTCAAGTTGTGACTGGTGTCAGTTCTGTGCGGTCAGTTGGTCTTCCGAGTATTTTCCCCAAAGCGCCATAAACGTGGGAAACCCAGTATCACTCTCATCAGTACAGAGGAGATAGACGTCGCCAAGGCCATCTTCATCCGGTTCAAACCCGTGCCACGCATCATATGGCAAGACAACCGGCAGTGGCGATTCCTCAATAACAATCCGTGTCCCGGAGACACTATCTTCGACGCTCTTGACGCGGAACGAGCCTTCTACCAATTCCAATTCAGGCAGACAGGTTTCAAGCATTAGATGCGTCTCTTCATCAATTTCAGTTTGGAGGAGGAAGTTTCTTTCCTTGAACTGAACAACAGCTAACAT